CGGGTTGCGGGACTACGAGAAGGCGTCGGTGACGGTGCGGGTGGTGTGGCACACCTGTCCCGGCCGGCTGTGGCAGCCGGTGCCGGGGGTGCGGTCGTGTTGTCCGGGGTGGTATGAGACGCAGTTCTCCTCGGAGCCGTGGGCGCCGATGGTCGACGACGTGTGGGGGTATCTGCCGCCGTTGCAGTGGCCGATGTCGCCGATGATCGTCGACGGGCCGCTGGTGCCGGGCACGTTGTCGGGGACGGTCAGCACCGAATCGTCGTTCTTGTTCACAGTGCAGGCGACCAACGCGTACGGCTCGGACACCCAGCAGTTCGCCGAGACGGTCACCGCGGTGGGGCTCGAGGTCACGGTGGAGGAGGAGACGGTGGAGCAGGGCCGGGACATCACCGGCGAGTTGGGCGCACCCGAACCGATCCGCCGCACATCCACCACACCGACGAGGGAGTACGACCTGTGAGTTTCGTTGAGGACCAGGCCCAGGCGTGGCGGGAGGTGCGGCAACTGTTCGAGGATTCGCATTTCTTCGCGCGGCCGCTGGAAACGATGGACGGGCCCGGTGCGACGGTGGAGTCCACGGCGCGCTTGCGTGGCTGGTTGCAGGGCATGATGTCGGAGCTGGAGATCGGCTCGATGTTGGATGCGGCATGCGGCGACTGGAACTGGATGCGGCTGATGGACCTGACCGGGGTGGAGTACCTGGGCTGGGACGTCGACGAGGGCCGCATCGACCGCTGCCAGAAGCGGATCGTCCCACCAAGGGCGAATGTGCGGTTCGAGGTGGCGAACCTGCTGACCGTCCCGCAGATACCGAAGGTGGACCTGATTCTCTGCCGCCACATGTTGCAGCATCTGCCGCAGAACGACCTGGTGGCGTTCGTCATCGACCGGTTCCGTGAGTCGGGGTCGACGTATCTGTTGACCACCACGTTCCCCGGCGCGGACAACAGTTTCGAGTGGGACCCGTACGGGTCGGACCATGCGTGGCGCGGCTATTTCGAGCGGTCGTATGACCTGACCGCGCCGCCGTTCAGCTTGGCGCATGGTGAGGTGTTCACCGAGGAGTTGGGGCCGGGTGGCATTTTGACGGTGCCGCACCAGTTGGCGTTGTTCACCCTCAACTGAGGTGTCCGCGCGCGGACACCCCCTCGATGTTGGTGTGGCTGGTGGCGAGCACTTCGTGGCACATCGCGCAGATGGTCAGCATGACCCCGTCGGTGCGGATCAGCCGGTAGCTGACGTGGTGGTCGCAGTCAGGGCGCGGGAGCGTCGGATTCTCCGACATCAGCGTCCTGGTCGATGTCGATGCCGGTGAGCTTCTCGGCGGCGTTGACGTTGCTCTTGAGGAACACGGCCAGCGCGGTGACGAACGCGATGGCGGTGGAGATCCACTGCTGCGCCGTCGCGGACCAGAACTGCAACCCGACGAGGCTGTTGAGGAGGATGAGCACCGCTCCGAACAGGGCGGTCAGCGACTTCCAGTAGCGCGGGAGGTCCGCTTTCCAGTCGCTCATGGCCCCATTGTGAACCGCGTGGTTGGCGGGGTGGGGAGGTCGGTCGCGTGTCGCCGGCTGAGCCACGGGAATCCACGGTAAAGGTGTTTGGATACTGCGGGTATGCGCGCCCTGGTGGTGCTGTTCGCGGTGGAGCTGCTGGTGTGGCCGGCGACCGCCGCCGGCCAGCCGCCGGCCCCGGCTCCGCTTCCATCCCCCGGTGGTGGTGGGGTGAATGCGCCGGGCATCAACGCCGGCGGTGGTGGCATCAACGTGCCGTCGCCGCAACTCGCGCCGGCGGACGCGGCGCTGTTCCTGTGTCCTGGTGTCGGCGCGGCTGGTAACGCTCTCGGCGGCGGTGGCGGCTACTGCGACTTCGACTTCCATGAGCTGCGCGTCAACGGGCGTCATGTGGGGAACATGCATGTGCATTGCGAGTGGGGTGGGTTCGTGCCGGTGGTGGAGATGTGGAACTGCTGGCGGGTGTTCCCCGGTCAGCCGGACCACCCGGCGCATCCCGACCCGGACATCATCCCCGATGGGATGGCCGTGCCGGATGCGCTGAACGGTCCGACACCGGATGACCAGTGGCCGCCGCCGGGGTTGGCGCCGGCTGAACCGCCACCACCCCCGCCGGAGGGTTAGACCCAGACGCAGGCCAGCACGGTGAGGCCCGTGAGCACCGTCATCGCCAGGATCATCGCCAGGGTGTAGAAGGCGCAGTCCAGAGCTTTCCCGCGCCTCACCAGAGTTCGACGACGGCGTCGTCGCCGCCGCGGCACTGCACCCGGTGCAGCAGCTGCACGCAGTTCATCACATACGACTGGCCCGTGACGGGGCTGTAGGCCACCACCTGCCCGCCACGGGAGTTCAGGAACGCGGACAGCACGTTAAATCCGAACGCGCAGCTGGTGTTCTCGTTCACGGTGACACGGCCACCGACGGGTGCGGCTCCGCACATCGTGTCGGCGTGCGCGACCGTCGCCGCCGTCATCATCATGAAGAACGGGAACAGGGTGGCGACCCCCATCCGCAGTGACGTGGCGGCGATCAGTGCCAGTTTCATGGTGACCTAGCCGTTCTGGGTGGTGGCGTTCCAGATGTGCCAGTACCCGTCCCCACCATCAGCCGGGTTGGAGTACCGGCAGGCCCAGTACGGGTAGGCGGCATCGTTGTGCTGCAGATGCACGTTGGGGCCGTCAGCCTGGCAGGCTTCCTTGGTGGCGTACTTGTTGGGCGTGACCTCGGTCACGTCGGCGTGGGCGGGTGGTGCTAACACCACGGCCGGAGCCGCAACCACGGCGCCGGCGAGGGCGACCGCGGCGAACAGTGCTTTTGTCATCGGGCCAGTGTCGCACCGGGGAAGGTTTACCCGTACACGCCGCGCCGACATGACGGTAAATATTTACCAGCGCGCTACTAGCTCATGGCGACTGCGCCAGGTCGAATGCGACGCCGGCGTAGCCGTAGTGTGTGCCGCCGGGGAAGCCCACATCGACGGTGAACGTGTACGACGCCCCGCCGGGCTCGCTGCCAGCGGCAATGGGCACCGCCACCGAGAGGGCGGCACCGGACGGTGTGTAGTTGGCCATGCTATTGGCGGTGTCGGCCATGAACGCCTGAAGCACGAGCTGATTGGTCGAGGTCAGGGTCTGCGTAACGGTGCCGGGATTACTGCCCGCGCTGCCCGTCGTGGATATGAAGCTGGTGGCGGGTATCGACTTGTTCACCGTCACGACGGTGATCGCGCCGCTACCGGCGGTGAAGGTGCAGACCACGGGTTGCGCCGTGCCGGTGGTCGGGGTGTTGAGCACGAACACCTCGTAGTAACTGGTGAAGTAGACGAAGTAGGAACCGTAACTGACGGGGCTGCCGCTCGGCGTGAGGGGGGTCATCGAGGTGCCGCCGATGGTGACAGTGGAGGCGTATGGCCCACTGCCCTGGGTTGTCGTCACGAAGGCATACGCACACACGCCGGGATTGATGGTGATGGTCGGGGTGAGCGGGCTGGTGGTGCTGGTGGCGGTGCAGAACTGGTCTATCGAGATAGACGCGACGACTGTTGCCGAGGCCGCCAGCGTGCCCGCGCCCTCGAACCCGTTGGACAGGCTGCCGTTACCACTGAACGGTGCGGCGACAGGCGTGCCGGTCAGCGCCGTTAGCGTGCCCGCGCCACCGAACCCGTTGGACAGGCTGCCGCCGCCGCTGAACGGGGCGGCTATCGGCCCCGTCGCCGTCAGCACGCCGCCGCCGCTGAACGGGGCGGCGATCAGCACTGTTGCTGTCAACGTGCCCGCGCCGCCGAACGTCGGCGGTGCCGCCAGCGCCGCCAGTGTGCCCTCCCCAGCGAACGGTACGGTGAGGTGCACCAAGAGTGATTGCTGCTCGTATACAGTGCCGGTGCCAGCGAACGGTGCGGCTATCGGCACCGTCGGCAGGAGCGACGCCGTCGACGCGAGGATGAGGGCACCCTTCCAAATCCCACCGGTGTAGATACTCGTGGTTGTCGGGTAGTAGAGCCCGTTGGGCATCAGAACCTGGACGGCGGCCGGGGCGGGAGCCACGAACGATCGTGCAATGGACCCCTTGTATTCCTGGGTAACGGACTGGGTCACAGTCGAGGCCCGCACAGTGAAGTCATAACTTGTTTGGGTTGTTGACGATGGGGTTCCCCACAAGAGGCCCGAGGTGGCGTCGAGATTCAAACCCGTGGGCAGTGGCCCTTTACTGACCGCCCAGGTGGTGGCAGCGGGGTCGGAGGTGAGGGTTTGAGTGAACGGCACGTTGTACGCCATGGAGTTGAGCACGGTGGTGGTAATCACCATCGGCGGCCCGATGACGGTCGCAGATCCGGGGGTGAAACCCCATACAGCAATGAACTCGCCGATGTCGGCGTAGCCCTGGGCGTTGGGGTGGATACCGTCGGCAATGGTGCTGGGGTCCCAGCGGTTCGGCGCGGCGGCCATCGTGTCCATGAACCACACGTCGTTATATCCGGGGACGGTGGAGGGCATGACCGGTATCGGCATGTTCGGCAGGGTGTATCCGCAGATGTACTCAGACACCGTCGACATCGCCTGCTGAAACGCCCCGTTGAACGGGGGTGTGGTGCCGAGGTTGTTCTCGTCGGTGATGATGATGGTGCCGTTGGGGTTGAATTGTCTCAGCAGGCCGATGATGGTCTCTAGATTCGCCAATATCGTCGTGCCGACGGAAGCCTCGGTGTCGTGGAGAAAGTCGTTGATGCCGAGCCCGACGATGAAGATGTCCCACGGTCCCGCCGGGAACGCTGCACCGTTCAACGTGGTAGCCGCTTGGGCTGGGCCGTAGTAGATACTGTTGGGGTCGGTGGGGTCTAAATACGTCAGCCAGGTGGCCGTGGTGGTGGTGGGAACCCCGTTCGCGCCGACATAGATGATCTGGTTGGCCTTGGTCGGGTCGGTGGTGGTGTATGGGTTGCTCCAGTAGCCGCCGAAGTCGATCAGGCTTGTGAGGTTCAGGGCGGGGCCAACGTCCCAGGTGAAGAAATACGGGAAGCCGATGTAGTTGTTGTAGACCCCATCGGTTGTCGAGTCCCCGATAAAGAAGACCTTGCCGAAATTGTTGGTGGCGGCCATGTTGCTGAGCATCTTGGCTGCGGGATAGGTCATGATGACGGACTCAGGTCCAAGCCGATGGTGGCGTAGCCGAAGTGGGTGCTGCCGGGGTAGGTGATGTCGACGGTGAAGGTGCGTGACGACGCACCGGACTCGCCGCCCACAGCGATGTTCGTGTTGACCCCGACGACAGCCGTGGGCGGTGTGTAGTTGGCCATTCCGGTGGCCGTGTCGTTGATCATCGCCTGCAGGATGAAGTGTCCCGTCGCCGAGTTGACGATCTGGGAGACGGTGGCGGTCCCGCCGCCCGTGGAATTGACATTGGAGGCAAAGCTGGTGGCGGGCAGCGACTTGTTCACCGTCACCACGGCCATCGAGGCACCGTTGGGACAGCCGTGGGTGCAGACGACCGGCTGCGCCGAGCCGGTCGGCGGGTTGTTGAGCACGAACACTTCGTAGACGCTGGTAAACCAGGCGAAGTAGGCACCGATGCTGACCGGAGTGCCACTCAGCATCATCGAGGACATCGAGGTGCCCCCGATGGTGATGGTGGATGGGGGAATGGAACCGGACATGCTCTTGGTGACGAATGCATACGCGCACACGCTCGGGTTGATGGTGATGGTCGGGGCGAGAGCCGTAGAGCCGGCGTTGGTGGCGTAGACGAACTGGTCTACCGAGATGACGGTGTCCACCACCGACCAGGAGATGACTTGGGTGCTGGAGGTGACGGAGTTGGTGGCGGTGACGGTGGCGCTGCCGGTGCCGGTGCCGGTGACATTGGTGCTGGACACCAGGCCGCCGGTGCTCATCGTGATGCCGGCGGGCCACGCGCCGGATGTCGTTGTCCAGATCATCGACCCGGCTTGGTAGCCAGTGGCGGTCAGCTGCTGGCTGAACGCCTTGCTGAGCACCGGCGCGGGCGTCAGGCTGGTCTGCCCGATCACCGGGGTGGAGCTGTTGATCGTGCCCGAGATGGTTTTTGCTGGGCTGGTGCCGTAGCTGTTGGTTGCCGTGACCGTAAAGCTGTACGACGTGCCCGTCGGGGTGCCGGTGATGACGCCGGTCGTGGTGTTCAGGGTTGCCCAGGACGGCAGCCCTGTCGCTGCCCAGGTGAACGGCGTCGCACCCGTCGCGGCCAGGGTGACACCGGTCTGCGTTGGGCCTATCGCCACAAGCGTCCAGGTGGGGTCCAGGGTGGTGGACGTGACCACCGGCGAGGCCGACGCCACCGATCCGCTGTACGGCTGGGTCGCGGTGCCGTAGCTGTTGGTGGCCGTGACGGTGAAGTTGTACCCCGCCGTCGAACTCGGGATGCCGTGGAGTGTGCCGTCGGAGTCCTGGGTCATCCAGCTGGGCATCGCCCCGTTGTTCGACCAGGTGATCGGGGTGGTGCCGCTGTGCGCCGGGAGTTGCGAGAATGAGACGCCCTGAGTCATCGACCTCAGGGTGGCGTCGGTGATAGTCGGCGGCTGGCCGTTGATCGACCCGCTCACCGTCTGGGTGGGGCTGGTGCCCGCGATGTTGTTGGCCGTGACCGTGAAGCTGTACGGCCCGGCCGCCGATGACAGCGGTGTACCCGCGATCACGCCGGTGTTGGTGTTGAGCGACAGCCCGCCGGGCAGCGCCGTGGACGACCAGGTCATCGGCATCGACCCCGTGGCGCTGAGGGTCAGCGCGAACGAGACTCCCGTCGTGATGCCGGGACCGAGGGTGCCGGTGGTGACGACCGGCGCGACGGCCGGCCCCACCGTCCCACTGAACGGAACAGCCACATCGCCGTAACCGTTCACCGCCAGTGCGGTGAAGCTGTACGGCCCCGGCGGTCCGGTCGGGGTTCCGTAGAACTCCCCGCCGGAGGAGAACTGGGTGCCGGGGGGCAGCGGTCCCTGCGTTATGGACCACACCACCGGCGCAGTGCCGGTGAACACCATGAGCTGATCGGTGTAGATACCAACATTGAGAGCACCCAGCACCGTGGTGGACACCACCGGCGCGATACCCGATGTGTTGATCCAGATGTCCTGGCTGGTGGCATTGTTCGGCTGAACGCTGCCAACCCAGATCACCGTGCCGGAGACAGCGGGCCGAGGAACGGTGGGGTCCGCACCCTGGCTGGCGATGGACCCGGTGAACCCGCCGAGGATGCCTTGCAGCGCCACGGTGTGGCTGTTGGTGACATTGGCGTGCCAATCCTCGTCGGCCGCAGCGAACGGGTCGCCGGTGACGAAGGTGCTTTTCACATACGGGTGAGCCAGGTCGTGCATGTAGCCCGCACCGTAGAACGTCGCGGTCACCGGTGCGGAGAGCAGCAGCTCCGGTTTCTCGGCCACGGCCACATCCTCTCAGGTGAACTGGAAATCGAAATAGAACGCGAAGCCGTGTGTCACATGGCAGGAGAAGATGCCCTCGCTCGCGAAGTTGGACAGGCGCTGCGGCGCCGGCACCCCGGAGAGGCCACCGATGCCGGTGAACTTGGCCTTGACGAAATGCCCGCCCAACACCCCAGGAGCGAAGATGCCCTCGCTGCCGAAATACACCGCGTTTTCCAACGCCGTCGCCGCAAGGTAGCTGTAGCTCCAAAAGTTGGCGTTGACCAACGCCTGGGGATATTTGGTGGCCACCGCCGATGAGCTGATGTCGCCGGAGAACCAGACCCCCACCGGCACCGGACCCGGATACCTGGGAACGACCGCAGCGGTGAGCTTGCCCGCACCGGCCAGCTTCGGCAACGGCGACGGGGGCAGCGGCACCGCAGTCACCGGCACCGGCTGTCGCGATCCAGCCAGCTGGGGCCACCACACAGACGGCCAGAACGGAACGGTCATCGCCACCAGTTTGCGCTGTGTCAGGCCGTATATCAGGCATTGACCTCGGCGTAGTCTGGATTCATGTGGGCAGTGCTGCCAGCCGCGTTTGTTGTGGCTGTACTCTGCGACGACGAGGGATACACCCCAAACGGTTCGGTCTGCGACCACATCGACCACCGACCAGCAGCAGCACGCGGAATGGCCGCCGTACGCGAAGCGATGGGCTGGCCTAGCCCCTAACCCCAACCCACCCTCAAAAACCGCCAGGAGACCGCATGCCCCCGCAGGAATCACTATCCAAGATCAACCCCAACCCCCAAAAACCAGACGCCGCGACCGCATGCCCCCACTGCCACGCATGGTGGACCGGCCTCAACACCTGCCACTGCACCGCATGCCACCGAACCTTCACCGGCATCACCGCATTCGACAAACACCGCGACGGCAGTCACGCACAAGACGCCCGTTACTGCAAAGAACCACTGACCGCCGGCCTCGTACCCGCAGGACGGAACTACTCGTGCTGGGCGCTTCCCGGCACCAACAACGCATGGACGAAAAACCACGCCGACGGTGCCGCATGAGCTCCGAGCGACACCGCGAAAGTGACGACTAGAGGTGTCCGCGCGCGGACACTCACCCTCGCAGTCATGCTGGCCCTGTTCCTGGGTGCCGCCCCGACCGCGCAGGCCGACCCCGGCTGGTGCCACGGCTGGAACGGCAACGGCTGCGGCTGGGGCCACCCGCACGGACCGTGGCGCGGCGGCTACTACGGCGGCTGGTATCCCGGGCAGAACATTCAGGTCTGCGCGACCGGGCCGTGGCGCTTCGTGACCGTCTGCTGGTGAATGAAAGTTTGTTTGCATTCCGCCGGAACAATGCAAGGGTAACGGCATTACCTTTATATGTTCAGGTCAGGTAGTCGCGGACGTGCTGCACCGCCAGCCCGACATACGTCTGCCCCGGCCACACCTCCCGCACCCCGTACTCACAATGGTCGGCGGTCGGGTACGGCGGGGAGCAGAAGAAGATCAGCCCGTCGACACACGCCGCGATCGCCGCGGCGACACCATGCACCGACAGCAGCTTGTCGGTCAGCGGCTGCAACCGTTCCGGCGGCAGCACCGGCACCGCCGGCAGCTCCACCCGATGCCGCGCCAGGCCACGCCGCACATCGTCATAGGCGTCGCCGTCCAGGTTGTGCAGCACCTCCAGGCAGTTCGCGATGAACGTCTCGGTGAACTCCACCACCCCGGAATGCAGCTCCATCTCGGTGCACAGCGCGTACACGTCCCGCTCGATCTCCCCGGTCAACCCCCGCGCGGACGTGCCGTACAGGTCACCGGGGTCGATGAGCTCGCACCAGTCCCACCCGAGCCACGGGGTGCGGAACTGCGCGATGCCTTCGAACGGGGTGCCGGGCCCGCCGTAGTAGGTGGCTTCGTTGTGCCGGGACGGGTTCCCGAACACGTACCCGCAGCGGAAATTCGCGCGCAGATGAGCCAGCCGGCCACCGGGCTCGAACTCCATCCGGAACCGGGACGCCGCCTCCGCGCCCTGGCTGTACCCGCCGGCGACGACCGGCCGGTCCGGGTAGTGCTGCACCCAGTCCACCGCCCAGTCCACCGCGATCGCCACCGACTCCTGATACGACGGCGCCCGCAACCCGTCCGGGGTGGTCAGCGGCGGGATCGGGCCGAAACTGTTCGGGGACTGGACGGGGATTTCCTCGGCTATTCCTGAGCACGCTCGCGCCACGTCCGACGGGAACCCGGTGCCTGGGGCTGCCCAGGTGCCGGCGAAGGTGAGGATGGCTGGGGCGCCGGTTGGACGCTCGCCCCCAGAACCCCCTCCCCCGTTGCCTCCGTCTGGTGGGCTAAAGGGGGCTCACCGCCGCTCAGGGTTTCCTTGATGTGGGCGATGGCGTCGGTGACGCTGCGCCCACCCAACTGCGGCCAGCCGTGCCCACCGGGGCCAGTCAATTGTTCCCATGTGTAGAAGTCGTCGGACATCACGCGGCCTCCATAATCTCGGCATATTTGGCGTCGGCGACATCGGCAAACAGATGCGCCAGTTCAGGATTGAGCTGCTTCCAAGCTCGCGCCCGGGCGCAGGCGAGACAATCCCGGTACTGCCTTTTCTCCCAGGAACTCTTGACAAGATTCGGCATCTCTAGCCGATGAAGCCTGGGGCAATGTGTCTTTTGGATCTCGTAGTGGTTGCCCGCCGAAACATGATCGTCAGCGTTGGCGCTATGGGTATCGAAGCGCAGGTTAATGAGCCGATTGTCAGTCTTGATGTCGTTGCTGTGACAAGTTTCAAGCCCCGCCGGGGTTTCGCCCAGAAAGGTAGCGGCGATTAATCGGTGGACGCGATAGTGATGCCGCCGTCCATCTCTCCGAAGCTTCACGCAGAGATACCCGTTTGTGTCAGGATGCGCCGTCAGGATGGTGCCCCGGCTGCCGACGCGTCGTATCCGCCCCTCGTCCGATGCCTGGTAATCGTCAAAACCAGGGATGAATTTCCACCGCTCCATCAAGAAACACCGTATCCTTCCAGCCCCAGGAGTCTGCCTATCTCAGCCAACGCGTCAACCACGGTGAGATTGCTGCCATCAGGGCGCTGTCCGAGTTGCGGCCAGCCGGTCCATTCCCCTTCAGACGTGATCGGACCCACAAGTTGTTCGAGGTTTAACCTTGCGTAGTCCACCGTTCCTCCTCCTGCGTCGATGTGCGACAGATTGGCGTAGCAGAACGCCTTGGGCGGGATAAGCGTGGCCGCTTGGTCAAAGCTGATCCAATAGCCAAGCGGCTGAAAACCCGAATCGGCGATCCAAATGGCGCGCTGGCTGGGGTTGTCATCGTAGCCGCAGCCAGTGACATAGTGATATACCGTGCCTCCTCCATAGCTGGGGTTGGGCGAGCCTTTAATTCCGATCGGATAGTTACTCGGGGGTGCAACCCAGTTCATCACCACCGCATAGCCGTTATCTATCGACCGTTTAATCGCATCCCAGAACTTGTCGCGCTCCTCGGAGGTTGGGGGATCATGCGGCGCGTCAATACTGCTGTAGTTCGCCTCGGGAAGGCGCGGATCTAGTGAGCGTTCGATTAGCGCCACGTAGTCGGTGCCGCCCTCGTCGGTGCCCATCTCGGCGGCCAGCACCGATTCCTCAACGAAGATGCCTCGGCAGGACAGCGCCACCTGCGCGGATGCCGGGCCGCATTGATAATAAGTCTCTTGACCGACTAGGCCGTGGTCGTAGTTGAGCATCACTTCACCCATGAGCTGTGGTCCTTCCTGTGCTGCGGCCTGATCGGTCAGGCCCATGATCCGTTCGTTCATCGAAAGGCAGTCGACCCACCTGGCGGTGCGGTCGTCGAGCCCGTTGTAGCCGCCGTTGATGGCGAAGGTGGCACCCTCGATGTCACGGGCGTCGGCGTAACTGTTCATCGGGCGTTGCGTCATCCAATACCAGGCGGTGCCGACGAAGCCGTGGATGTCGCCGGCCAGCTCCTCGGGGTGGTCGACGAAGAACTCCGGGTAGGGCACCAGACCGCGGCCCGCTGCCCACGCGGAGCATTCGGTGTAGTTGTACCGGCCGGTCACCTGGATGGGGCCGCGGCCGTGGAACCGTGCCCCGTCGCCGGGGTAGATGTTGCCGAGATCCTCGCGGCCTTCCAGGTAGGCGTAGTTGTCGCCGTTCCAGTCGACTTCCTCCATGTAGTACAGACCCTGGCTTTCATGCCCGGTCTGCGCGCACCACATAGCGACCCGGTCCGGGGTGTGGCATTCGCAGGCGGTCAGGCACTGCGCGACTGCCGGTGCGAGCTGCCAGTACCGGTCGATGGTGACGCCGTACCCCATCGCCTCGGCGAGCAGGTCCGCGTACACGGTCACATCCCGGGTGGCATGTCCGGGACCACCGGTGGTGCACCCTGGATGGGCTGCTCGGTGTTGAGGAGTTGGCTGATGATGTTCTGGGTGATCTGCGGCTGCGCGGCCTGCGACAGCAGCGCAGCCACCGCCTGCGCCAGCCGGATGATCCGCTTTTCGCACTCGTCGATGCGTTCGCCCTGCTGGGCGATGGTGGCTTTCAGCTCGGCCATCTCCGGCGCGCTGCCGTTCGGGTTGATGGGCGCCCGCGGGCTGTTGAGGATGTCGTCGGTGTGGTCGGGGGTGGTGAACTCGCTCATGGTGCTCCTGATGTTTGATATGCCGTGAACCAGACGCCGCCGGGGGCTCCGGTGCCGCCGTTGCCGTTCGCCGCGCCGCCGGCCCCGGCGCCGCCCGGCGGGTTGCCGGTGCCACCCGCGGTGGACTGCGCGGCACCCGCCGTGTACTTAACTCCCTGGAACGTGGTGGAGCCAGGAGACGCGCCGGGTTGGGTGTTGGTGGTGCTGCCCGTCCCGCCGGTGGCGGATTTGCCGCCAGTCACCACGGTGGCACCGCCGCCCGACCCGGCAGCCGGACCGGTGCCCGTCGCGGAGCCCGTGCCGCCCGTGCCGATGGTGCCGGTGATGGTGGCCTGAGTCCACGGGATGGTGGTGCCCCGCGTCCAGGTCTGCGGGCTGCCGAACGCCCCGCCGTTGCCACCCGCCCCGGTCTTGGTTTTGGTGCCGCCCTGGCCACCGGCACCGGCGCCGACCGGCTGCACGTCGATGTAGTTGGACCAGTACGGGATGGGGTAGGTGAACGCTCCGGCGGTGTCGATGAGTGTGGTGACCGGCGCGGTGACCGGGAACGCCGCCGTAGCCGACAGGGAACCGGTGCCAGCGAACGTGACCGGGGTGCGGTAGGAGATTTGCAGCTGACCGGGGTCCAGCGTGCCCGCGCCGCCGAACTGGGCCAGCACCGGGTAGTCCTGGGTCGCGGCGGCCACAGCAACGGTGCCGCCGCCGGAGAACGCTGCGGTGGCTGCCACGGTGCCCGCAGCGGAGGCGCTCAGCGTGCCCGTACCACTGAGCCCCACCGGGGTGAGAGTTTCGGCGCTGGCCGTGGCCGACAGCGCGCCGGCGCCCGACACCGCGACGGTGCGCTGGGAGAACTGCACGCAGGACGCCGCCAGCACACCCGTACCAGCGAATAGTGCGGGCAGCGGATAGGCACCCCCTGAAGGGGTGGCCGTCGCCGACAGCGCACCGTCGCCCGACGTCGCTGCGGTGCGCTGCGAGAGCTGCGTGCTGGACGCCGCCAGCAGACCCGTACCGGACAGCAGGCCGGGTACCGGGTAATCCTCGCCGGCGGTCGCCACGGCAAGGGCACTACCGCCGGAGAAGGGGGCAGCAACCGGCACCTCTGCCGCAGCAGAGGCAGCCAGCACACCGACACTGGCGAACTGGGCGGGCACCGGGTAGCCCTTCGCAGCGGTCGCCACGGCAAGGCAGCCGACCCCGAGGAACGCAGCGGGCGCGGGCACCTTCGGAAAGGGTTGTGCCGACAACGCACCCGCGCCCGTGAGGCCAGCCGGTGCACCGAGGGTGCCCGCTGCGGCCGCCGCCAGCACGCCCTCCGACACCCAGGCTGGGAGGGCTAGTGGGTGGGCTGCGGCGGTGTACGTGCCCTCGCCACGTCCCATCGCGATGGCGGGCTCCGCCGGATGCACGGCACCGCAGCCATTGACCCTGATGTGGCCGCTGAACGCAGCCGTAACGATGTTCACCGGCGCGACCATCACCGTGAGCGTGCCCTCGGCCTGCAGGAGTCCCACCAGCGGCTCGTAAATATCCACCCACGTCGGCGCGTTGTCACCCACGTCGTCCCAGCTGGCGTAATACCCGCCGTAGTCGACTGTCGTCACCAGCCAGTCGAGTGTGCCGTCCGGGGTGGGGATATTGGTCCGCACCGCCACCGCCAAGGTCACCGTGTCCTGCCGCACCGCACCCTCCTGGTACTCCACCGGCGTCGGGGTATGCGGTGGAACCATCGGCCCCGGAACCGGGGTGGGTGCATAGTACGGAGCGGTCACGGCGGCTACCGAGTCATGTGCGGCTGGTGCATGTCGGGCCAGCCCTGCACCTGGTCGTACGCAACGAACCGATACAGGCCGCCGGGCGTCATACAGGACCAGTCATGCGCCCCGGTGGGGTCGTTGATGGACGTTCGCACGGCCACGGTGCGTGTTGCCACGTCCTGCTTCAAACTCCCCGGCAGATACCGCGCCGGGGTCTTCATGCGTGCACCATGTCAGGCCAGTCGACGACCTCATCCCACGTCGCGAAGTGCCCACCCGCGGATACCGTCATCACACCCCAATCGAAGTACCCGGAGGGGTCCGTAATCGACGTGCGGACCGCCACCGCCTTGGACTGCGGGTCCTGCTTCGCACATCCAGGGGTGTACTGCGGCGGCGTCGGCGTCGGCGGCGGCGGCGAATAATCTACAGGCACAGCGCCTCCTCAGTCGCGCAGCACCGGATCAGGATTCATCGGCCGCACATCCGACTCGGTAATGCAGTCCAGTGTGATCTGCCCCGGCGCCGTCAGCGCCAGCGGATGATTCAACTTCTGCGCCGACACAAAACCCTGCTCAGTCGGATGCTTACAGTAGATCATCCAACCCCACTCACCAGCCGGAACATCCACCACCGCGCGGCCGATGATCTCGCCACTATCCGGCATGACGTCCCAGCTGATCTGACCTCGGTGATAGGTGGGGTCGCCCATCGGCTCCTGGCCCACCACATTGACCGCACCCACATACGACGGCCACACGATCACACCGAACGTCCCGATATTGCCCTCGGTCATGGCGCGGGTTTAGGTCTGAGTATATGTGGGCGTCACGACCAGCTGACCTTGGGCGGACATCACCACGGAGGTGATGGCGCAGTTGTCGATGCCGTTGCTGGTGCCGGTCGTCGCCGCGCTGGCCAGGATGATGTAGGTGTACGTTCCGGCCGCCACGTTGAGGGTGACGGCAGAGCCGTTCATGATGCCGCCGGAGCCGGCGGTCCAGGTGGTCTGCTGGCGGGCGTAGGCGGGCGACCCGCCGCTGGCCTCGTTGGCCGGGGTGGTGGTGCTGCCGGGGTTGCCGGTCGCGGCCCCGATCCACGTTCCCAGGGTGGCGTAGTACGCCGCCATCGTCTGCTTGGTGTTGGTGACTGCGATTGCCATGACGTTATCGTCCTTTCTTGTCGCGGCTTACGCGGGAGGCGCGCCGAGTTTGGGCCAGTCCAGGGTGGGCTGGGTGTCGTTGTATTGCGTGCCATCGGGGGCACTGATCCGCCAGAGGTGTAGGCCGTTGTCGTTGACCCGATGGGCGATGGCTCCGGTGTCGGGGTTGCGGCGGGTGGTGCCGACGGGGTCGCCGTTGCGGATTTCCTGCCACGCGGTCAGCACGCGCCGGACGAACGAGGGCAGAACCTCACCGTCTTCGATGCCGCCGACGTGGGTGGCGATCTGTTCGCACAGTTTCTTGCTGATGTCGATGTCTGCCATGACCCTCCTTTAGCTTGTACTCCAGTTGGCGAGCCCCACCTCGAAAAACGCGGCGCTGCCGGTGGACTCTCCCATGAGTGTCATGCTTGCCGAGCCACCGTAGTTGTAGTAGCCGGGGGCGATGCTGTCTCCCGCACCGAGGTAGACCACCCAGGTATAGCCGAACGAGCCGGAGAACCCGCTTTGCACCGCAGCCTGCGTACCTAACCGGAAGAGGGTGGCCGACCCGCCAGCGGGCGTGTGGTACAGGCTTGGGGCCACCCCCATCCCGCTGATTCCACCGACGCTGGCTCCGTAGCACAGGCTGACGATGTAGGTGCCCGCCTTGGCGACGGTAAGGACGTGGGTGGACGCGGTGTAGCTGTAGTCGGGGGTGATGAACTGCGGGGTGTCGAAGAAGTCGCTGGTCAACGAGGCCAAGGTGTTCCCACCCCCGGCGAGGCCAGCGGTGGCGGTGCCGCTGGCCCGGAAGCGGCGGAAGGTAGAACCGACCAGCGTGGGCGGGAGGTTATCCGACACCGCGAACCCGGCGATGGTGCTGGGACCGAACACCCCGAAAAATCCCCCGTTGGCCATGTTGCTTAGAGAACCCCAGAGCCGGTGGTCGGAGGCGATGACGCTGCTGGTTCCCGACTCTTGATAGTCCTTGACGAGCGTGGTGCCGGCGTACAACTGGTACTCACGTGGGTAGCCGGGCAGCCCCGCAAGGAAGGTGAGGCTGGTCGACCAGCCCAACGGGATGTTGCCGGCCCAGAGGGTTTCGTTGGCATGGCCGCCGACGCAGTATCCGATGTCGGCCTCGTACGAGAGGTAGCCGACGGTGTAGATCCGCGCGAACACGTAGTCCTGCGGTGGGTTGTTGCTATCCACCCGCGCGAGCACGTAGGTGTACGGCACAACTCCCGTGCCCGAGACGTTCCACGATGGAGCCGAAGCCAGGGACGCACGGACGACCTGGTAATCGGTGCTCGTGGGGATCGAGGCGATCATGTACGCGCCGCGGGGTAGGTCGTTTACCAGGTTCCAGCCCGCCGCCCCATTGGACAGGATGCCCAGCGTCGAGGTTCCCGACCCGCCGTAGCTGACGGTCCAGGACGGGTATCCGGTGGGTGGTGTTCCGGTCAGGCCGCTGGTGTAGTTGGCGAAGTCGACATTGATGCTGACGCCCGACACGTTGGTCCCGGCGGCGGCGGCCTGGATGGCCTGGATCGCCTGCGTGTTGTTCAGCATCGAGTCGTAAGCGGCCTGCACACCCTTCGCGGACTGTGCGGTACTGAGCCCTTTGCTGCCGAGATCCCAGGTGAGGGTGGTGGGGTCGAAGTTGGTCGCGGTCCCGCCGAAGATGTTGCCAATGTAATCAACGATGCCGCCCAGGTCGGGGAGTATCGGCAGACTGAGGCCGTTGGCCGCACCGAGAAGCAGCTGGGGGATGTTGGCGGGGGCGAACTGGCCGGACCCGCTGATGATGGTGGGGGAGAGCGGGGGAATGTTACCGATGCCGAGGAGGCCGTTGATGAGCTGGCCGGGGATGGCCCCCAGTGCCTGCACGAAGTGGCTGAAATCGGCGGCGGCACCGCTGGCCACCGCGCCCCACGTTTGGGCAACGGCGGTCCAGGTGTTTAACAGGTCGGGGACAAAGGAGGCAGCGAACGTGCCCGCCTGGATGATCGTGGCGTTCAGCGCCGGGATGATGCCCACCGGCAGCAGCCCCTCGACGAGCGTGACCACACCCTGCGGCGTGAGAACTTCCGAAATCCAGTTCTGTATCGCCGTTTCGGCGGTAGTGAACGCCGTAGTCAGGCCGTTCGCTCCCAGCCCGAACAGCGATTCCAGATTGTCGAAGTAGGTGGTGAGGGTGGACAGCGTGCCGGTGACGTCGCCGGTGATGTTGGAGACGATGCTGGTGACGTCGTCCTTGAGGTTCTGCTCCAGCGTTTGAACGTCTTCTCCGATGGAGGTACCGACCTCACCGAGAACACCGATGATGTTGTCTGCCGGGATGGCGAACAACGCCTCCTCTAGCTCGCCGATCGTGTGGAGGAAACCGCTGACCTGGAGCCCGCTGCAGATGGTGTCGATAATCAACTGCGCCTGGGTGGTATCGACCACGCTGATGTCGTCGAGGTAGAAGATGTTGTTCGCCGGCACATCCTCTTCCATGACGAACTGGAAGGTCGCGGAGTCGTAGCTGCCGGTGGTCGTCTGCGGCACCTGCGCCACACCGGTCAGCTGCGTCCACACCCCGACCTTGGGCGTAACAACCTCGGCGGCGATCACCTCGTAGTCCAGGTTCACGCCGGTGGAGTCGTGGCAGATCATCACCAGCTTGAAGTGCCCGCCGATACCACCTGGACCGGCGGCGGTGCCGCCCAAGTTGTTGATGGGGTTCGGGTACAGCCACGCACCCAGTTTGAAGACCAGGAGGGGGTATACCTTCTGGGCCAGGCTGGCCACCGGGTTTGCGACCGCCGAGGTTTGCAGCATCTCACCACGGATCTCGGTGCCGGTGGAGTCGAATCGCACCGAGATGCTGCCGGTGTGCGCCACATCGGTGACGAGCTGGCCCTGGTAGACGGTGATCCACGTGTGGCCGTCCTCGAACGACGGGTCCATCACCAGGTTCCCGCCGCTGGTGAAGTTGCTCAAGAACGTCTGCATATCGGTGAGCAGCTGGGTGGGCTGAATCATGTTGCTGATGAAGTCCTCCACGGCCTTCACCGGGTCGAACGTCGGCCAGGACAGGTCGGGGAAATGCAGGAACGACATCAGGTCGGTGAAGTACTGCTCCACGTCGGCGACGGCCGCGCCCGCCGCGACGTTGACCGAGTTCATGATGGCGTCGATGACTTCCTGCGCGCCGCCGATGAGAGCCTGCAATGCCTCCATCGCCAGGTTCTCGATCGGGACGAAACCCGAAATGCCAGCGAACCCCTCCTCCAGCGCATGCTCCACGGTGTCCACCAGCGGGGCCAGCATCTGCGTCGGATACAGCATCGCGGAGATGAACTGCTGCACCGCCAGCTGCGGGTTGAAGTTCGGGTCCAGCGGATTCAGCTCCCCCAGGAACGCCCACACGTTGCTGAACATCCCGGTCACGTCGGCGTAAATCGCGCCGAACTCGTTCCCGAACGGCAGACCCAGGATGCTGTCGATCAGCCCCTGAATACCCGACGCGATCTGCTGACCGATGTCGGCGCCCTTCTGACCGATGACATCCTCGACGCCCTCGTCGATTTCGATCAGCGGGTCCTTGTCGACCTTGAACAGGTTCGGGCCGCCGATGGAGAAACCGGAGTACAGGTCGATACCACCGAACGCCACGACGCACCTACCTCCGCGCCGGCCCGGTGCGGCGCACCGTCGCGAAGAACGGGGTCCGCGTCGTCGCCGGCTGCGTCACCGGCACCACCAGCACGAACACCTGCGCGTCGGTCGGACCGAACTCGTACAGGCCGATCGCCCCGTCGTTGTACAGGTTCACGTAGATCGTGCCCTGCGTCCCGCTGTGCATCGGCGGGACCACCGCCAACCCGTTGTTCGGGGTAACCGCCAGGCCGGTGTTATTCGGGTTCGAGTAGTGCGGCATGATGTTCACTTCACCGTTCGAGTTACCGAACCCGCGGGCGACCTGCGTCCCCGCGGAAGCGTCCCCGAGCAGCACCTGGCAGCCGATCATCAACGGGTCCGCGGACAGCTCGATACCGAACGCGCCGATGTGACCCCAGATGATCGGGGTCCACGGGAAGTGTTGCTGCGGCAGCGGGAAGCTGCCGATCGCGGCCCGCTGGCTGATGCCGGAGAAGCTGGTGAACGCGGCTTCTGGCATCGAATAGGGCGACGGGATGAACTGGCTGATCGCGACCGGCACCCACACCGGGTAGTCGTTGCCGTCGGTGGTGTACTGGCCCATGAACCCCAGCACGTCGCCGGGCACCGGCGGGTTGGTCTGCAAGTCGATGTCTGGGGAGACGAACATGGCCGGGGCCGGGCCAGTCGGTCCCTCCGGCACCGAGAGGTCGAGGTGCCACGTCGGTTCCAGCGGGGTGCCGCCGGTGGTGATGGTGGAATCCACGCCCGGCGTGATGACATCCACCGAGGGCGTGATGATCGGGCACGGTCCCGGCGGCCCGGGGGTGCCGAGCATCACCCGCCGCCACATCGTCCCGTACCACACGTAGGCGGAGGCGCCGATGATGTCACCGTTGGAGGCGATATCGTCCATCAGCCAGAACTTGCCGATGTCGGCGACGTTGTTGAACAGGTTCTGCGGCAGGTCCGCCGGGTCGTTGATGGCGGCGTCGTTCATGAAGTTCAACGCGAACGCCGACGCGCCGGGCGGGCCGATACCCCCGACGATCGCCGGGAACACCATCGACCCGATGTCCCCGAAAATCTCGTAGGTGCCGGTGAACGGCGCGTCGCCGGTCGGTGGGATCACCGACCCGAACAGGTAGGTGCCGACCAGGTAGGACGCCAGGTACGACTGGTCGCCGGGAGCGTTGATGGCTGTCGTCATAGTTCCCTGCCTAGTGGTGGGTCACGGTCACGGTGAGGGTGCCGGTGCCAGCGAACGGCGGCCATTCGCCGATACGGAACACCTTGGCGACGAAGTCGCCGTAGCTGTAGAACGGCGCCAGCCCAGCCGGGTTGCGGCGGGCCAGCACATGCCAGCGGCCCGCGCCACCGAACTGCGGGTACGCGGACTGCTGCTCCGGCACATACACCGGGCCCATCGGCAGCACCAGCAGGAACAGCTGCGCCGACGTCGGCACAAAGTTGTAGACACCGAACGCCCCGTCGTTCCACAGGTTCACATACACGGTGCCCATCGCCGGGTCGCCGTGATTCGCCGGGACCACGCAGTACCCGTTCTCCGGGGAGATGACCTGCGCTCCGCCCTGCGGCGCGCCGCCGGTCTGCGTCGACGTCGAATAGTGCGGCATGATGTTGACCTTGCCCAGCACGTTCCCCAGTCCGCGGGCCACCTGATACCCGGTGTTCGGGTCGCCCAGCAGCACCTGGCAGCCCAGCATGAACGGGTCACCGGTGAGGAAGATGCCGCTGCCCGCCTGCCCCAGATGACCCCACACGATCGGGGTCCACGGGAACGGCTGCGGTGGCACGCTGAACGACCCGACCGGAACCCCGTTGCCGGTCGGCGGGATGAACCCGAAGAAGCTGCTGAACGCCGACTCGGGCATCGACCAGGTCTGCGGCTCCAACTGGTCCATGCTGACCGGACCCCACAACGGATACCCGTCGGCGGTGTACTGCCCGGAGAACCCCATGATCGACTGCCCCGCCACCGGCGGGTTGCTGGTGTTGCTGTACTTCACGTCGGGGAACTGCTGCACCGGGGTGGGCAGGCCCACCGGCCCTTTCGGCACGGCCAGGTTGAACAGCCACGTCGGTTCCAGCCGCGGGCCGCCGGTGTTGATGTACGACGGGGGCGGGTTATCCGGGTCGGGCCCCGGGTCGATCAGCTGCACCCCCGGCTGAATCGCCGGCACCGGCCCCGGTGGCCCCTGGGCGCCCATCATCAGTTTCCGGTACGACGTGCCGTACCAGATGTACGCGAACTGGCCGATGATGGTGCCCTGATCGTCGTACTCCCGCAGCAGGAAATACCGGCCGATGTCGGCGGGCGAGTTCGACAGCGGCTGCAGCTGCGACGGGGCGGTGATGTACGGGTCCACCTCCTCCCGGATCGCGAACCCGATCTCCCCGTCCGGTCCCCGCGGCCCGGCCAGCGCGGTGATGTCCAGATCGCCCTGGTCGGCCATCACCCGCGGGGTGGCGGTGTACCCGTTCGGGGTGTCCGGCATCGTGGCCTGCGCCGCCACGTCCACCTTGATGACGCACTGCCCCAGCGGCACCAGATCGCCGACGTTCGGCACAGGAGAGCTCATGGACGTCATCGTTGCAGCTCCCCACCGTCATCAGCGGGAGGCGCACCCGGAGGTGTCCGCGCGCGGACACCTTCAGCGTCGCGGTCCACCCACTCCTCGGTGACCGTCGGCGTCACCGACCACAGCGTCCCCAGATACTGGTTGCCCGTCTCCTCCCGCAGCGCCGCCAACCGCCGGGTGTCCGGCGGCAGATGCGGGTCGCTGCTGCGGTCCTCCGGCCGCAGCTCCTCAGCGGCGTCGTCCGGTGCCCGCACATCCACATAGGTGTACGCCCCCGCCGGGACACCCGGCGCCTCGAACAGCCGCTTCTTGATGTACGGCCTACCGGTAGGCCGGAACCCCAGCAACGCCAACGTCCACGCGATCGCCACCTTCGGCTGCGTCATATGCACCCCCGACATGTCCACCACATGCCCGTCCGGATCGTTCGGGAAATCCAGGCAGTCGTAAATCTTGAGGTACGCGGCCTGCACCTCCAACATCTCCTCAGCCCGCTTGCGCTCCTCACCGGTGAGGCCGGCCTGCGTGATGGTCCGTGGGGTCAACTCGCCGCGGTCCCCGAACTGCAACCGCGGCGCTGTCCGGTCGTACGGGTTGCGGGCGTACCGGCTGGCCCGGTTGTTCCGCGCCCCGACATCCCGCGACGACCCGTCGATGAATTTGCTGTTGTCGGTCATCGGGCTCTCCTGCTTCGCGCACGTTCCATTTGCTTCGCTCGGCAAGTGGCGCAGTAGTAGTACGGCGAGCCGTCCGCGCGGGTGAATACATCATTGCGAGGGCCACCACAGTCTGGACATGATTGCGCCCGGCGCTTCGCGCGCTCCTTCTCGCGCACGCAATGACTACAGAGGCGGCGTCCCGCTTTGGTGACCGTGTCGTATTCGCGGCCACATGGGCACGCCTTACGGGCCATTGGATGATTACCGTTGCGTACCCGATCGGTCATGTTGTCAGCATGGGTGCCCCAGTAGATGTTGCCGGGATCGCTGTTGGTCTTCACATCGTCTCGGTGACAGGCTTCATGCTCCGGCGGCCGTGGTTTCACATGGGCCTCAAGCATCAGTTGGGCTGTCGTGTAGGTGCGGCCCTGTCCATTCTTCGATAGGCGCACAACCGGATAGCCGCCGCCGTTGAGGCAGATTTTCAACACCTTGCCCTTGCGTCGCCGGCCGGCAGCGTCGACTCGGTCGAGAGACCGCACACGCGCTTGGCTAGACACTTCGTACAACCCCTCGTAATCCACCACCGGCAACCACATCTCGTATGTCATACGTAAAGCGTAAGCGCGATAAAGAGAACCCTGTCTGCGCGTTACACTGGTGGCGTGACGCAGCTGTATTCATCTCATCCTCCTCATGACGCGAATCCTCATGACGCGAACACAGTGCCCTCGCCGGCGATTTCTGATACGAAGGAATACACATTCGCCATCGTCTTGAACGCCGCGCCCACCGGGTCGCCTTTCATCTTGTCCTCCCCGATCTTGAGCGTTACAGTGAGTGGCCGGTCCCACGACCAGGTCCGTTTCATCCCGTACACGTTATCTACGTAGACGATTCCGTTCTGCTCGAACCCGACCCGGTCACCCAGGAAATAGTCGGAGTTCGCGATCCACGGTGTCCCGTCCATCGCGTCCGCTTTGAACGCCGCGAACGGCCGGGTCTTGTAGTTGCCGTCCCGCAGGGTCAACACACTCGCCAGGGTGTATGCCGTGCCCGACCCTTTCTCCAGATGCTCCTGCCACGACACGTCACCGGCACCCAACGCGCGGACCGGGTCGGTGAACCGCTGCCACGCCAGCAGGGTGTCCGCGAGCTGATCCTGGTAGAGATTGTCGAGGCCCGCCGAGAACGGCACCTGCGCCTCACCACCCGCCCACAGCGACGCGTAGTCGTTAATCACCTGCGACAGCTGCGCGAGCCCGTACCGGATCGCGAAGGAAATCGCCTGGTTCACAATCACCGGCGAATGCCCGCCGGTCATGATCGTCTTCGGTGACCCTTTATGCCAGGTCAGGTCCACGGTGGTGATGCCGTTGTACGGGCCGTCCCACCAGATCACCTTCGGCACCGCCGGCGCCACCCCAGCGAGCTGCTGCAGAAAGTAGGTCTGATCCATGCCAGCGGCGTCGGCGACCGTCTCCCCGTTCAGCACCTGCCCGGCGTCCCATTCCTGCCCGGTCACAATGTCCACCGTCACCGGGGTGATCAGATCATCCAAGGTCACCGCGACCGTGGAGATCAGCCCGTCCACCGCGGTGCCGGTCGGGCCGGTGATCCCGTCCTTCTGCTCGAACGACACCACCACACAGTTCCGCATCGGCGCCGCCAAGCTGGCGAGATCCTGCTTGAGCTGGGACACGTCGACCCCCAACGCCGCCAACAGCGGATGCCCGCCACCGGTCAGCAACGCCGCCAACTCGGTGTTCGGGGAATCCTCATCGGTCGTCAGGTACGTGTACCACCGCATGATGCAGCCCGCGTCGGACAGCAGATCCTTGAACGACGCGTGCCAGTCCTGCCACGTCGACCCGATCGCCTCCCACCGCGACTGGTCGATCGCCGCGTCCACGAACGCCACCTGAATCGGCCACGCCGTCGGCAGGAACTCCTTCACCGCGTCCACACCCAGCGGGTTGATCCAGCCGGCCGGGTTGAAAATGTTCGTGATGGTCGACCAGCCCGGCATGAACAACCGGCCCAGATTGATGAACGCCGTCGTCGCCAGCACCGTGCGGATCGGGCCCGGCAGTACCCACATGCGGGGCAGCTGCACCTCCGGCGGGAAGATCGGGTTCGCCGCCACCAGCAGCCGCTTGCTGTGCTCGTAGAACGACAGCGCCGTCAGCTCGATGGTGTGAATCCCCTTGTCATCTTTCTTCAAATGAATCTCGGTGATCTTCCCGCCCCACCGGCTGCGCCAGTTCGGCTTCGACGCGATCGGGTCGATCAGCAGATGCAGGTCCGCGACCAGATGCGTCTGGTTGGTCATGTAGTCGGTCAACCAGTTGTCGTAGGCGATGGTGACCGTCACCTTGCCGGTGTCGTCCATCAGTTCCTCGATGGACACGTCGATCGCGCCGTCCAGCTCCTGCATGATCTGCAGGTTCGCGTCGGCCAGCCGGATCATCGGCTTCAGATGCGACGCGGCGAGGGTGGTGTGCCGGACACCGGACAGGTACGTCGCGGTTTGGCACGGCGCGTTCAGCAGATCGACACCCTCGGCGACCGGCACATAGTCGTCGGCCCACCGGGTCGGGGTCATCACCGGCCCAGTCATCACCGACTCCTTTTATAACGCTGCGGCAATACGGCCATCACCACACCGGCCGGGTCGGAATGCCCGACGGTGAACGTCACCGCCGTCTGCGGCGGCACCGAGAACATGAACTTGCCGTTCCAGGTCAGCTGCAGCGGCAGCCCCTCATTAGCGACACCGGACAGGAAGAAATCCAGGATGGTGGATTGGCGGATCAGGTCGAAGATCAGGTTGTCCTGCGGATCGTTCGACGCGGTCAGGGTCCGCTTGCTGGGTTCCGTATCTACCATGTATGTCCCGACGTCGGGGGTGGTTTGCGGCAGCACCACCAGCCGGTCGGAGTCGTTGTCTTGCACCACCGCCTGCCCCGGCGACGACACGAAAAACGTGGCATAGGAGGGCAGGTCGCCCCGGTTCGCCAGGACCAGCGACCCCCAGTAGTAACTGTTCAACCCCAGCACCCCGGTGAATGTGGGGTCCGGGTTCGACACGAAGCCGTGCGCTGGGGCTGCGGTCGGCCAGCCCGCGTTGATCGACTGGAACGTGGCGTACAGCGCCGGTTTGGTGAAGTACGGTCGGGACGCGAGCCAGGTGATGTCCCATTGGGAGGCGTTGTTCCCGAACGCGGTGGAGTCCATCTTCTGCGGCGACTTCACCGTTTCGTGGGGCCGCACCGGAATCCACCGCCACCCGCTGTATCGGGTGTACACCCCCATCCAGCCGTCGTTGGCTTCGTCCTGACCCTGCCACCAGTGGTCTTCGGTCAGCCGGTATTGATACTCCGACATGGGCGGTGCCTGCGACCCGATGATGACACCCATGTCGAACATGCGTTCCGGGATGTTCTGCCGGTCGATGACCGCACCCATGATGTACGGGGAGTTGATGAGCACCTGTTTGAACGGCCACTGCTGGTCGCCTTGCAGCTGCGCCGCGAGCCGCACCCCTTCCCGGCCTTTGCTGGGCCCTGCCAGGTTGAACACGTAGTTGGCGGGGGTGACGTAGATGACGTGCGTCATCATGCCGCGCACCGCGGGCGGTAGTTGCAGGAACTGGACCGGTGATTCCAGGCCGGGGTAGTAGCCGGTGGACAAGCTGCCCGCCCAGTCGGTGGCCGACGTGGTCACGGTTTGCGGGAGGGCGCCGACGTGCGGGGACAGTTTCATTTACACCACCGGCGCCATCGACGGGTTCCACCGGACACCCGAGTTGTAGGAGGTCTGCACGGTCTTGGACACGTCGGGTGGGGCCATCACCCCGTGGTTGTTGACGGTCATGTTGACGGCGTTCTTGACGGCCGGTGCGCTGGCGTTGAGCAGCAGGTTCATCAAGGTGTCCTGCAGGCCGCCGCCACCACCACCCTGCTGCATCTGCCCTGCCACGTTGGAGGCGTCGCTGGGTTGCCGGCCGTAGGTGGGGACGTACCCGGCGTCGCCGACACTGCCGGCGCTGCCACCGTCGCCACCGAAATTGGAGAACTTCGCCAACTGGCCGGAGCCGCGGGCGAACGGCGCGGCTTTACCGGCACTGCCGGTAATCGGGGCGGTCAGCGACGGGAAGCCGCCGCTCGTCACGGGGGTCCCGGGCGGCGCGCCGGGCGGGGTGCCGGGCGCCGCCGGCGGCGGCGGAGCAGCAGGAGCAGCCCCCGGTGCCCCGGGTGCCCCCGGTGCCCCGGCTCCGCTGACCTGCGTGTTGGTGTTTTGGTCGTACACCTTGTCGTCGACCGGCTTATTGGTGTTGATGTCCACGACGTTGTACTTGCCACCGCCCAGCGCGTTCCACCGCTGCGTGGCCGGGTCGATCTTGCGGCCACCCAACGCCGGCGTCTCGCCAACATCACCCAGGACCAGACCTCCTTTGTCGCCGCTCGAAGCGGCCGCACCCGGGGCGTTCGGTCCCTCGTTGCCCGGCGGGTACCACCGGCCCACACCCTTCTTGTCGACGATCCAGTGCCAGCCGGAGGAGTCCGTGCTGGTCTGACCGTGCGGCTCCGCGTACCCGCCCAACGCGTCCGGGACGTCGGGTTCACCGGCGCTGGTGGGATAGATCGACCGGTTCCGCGCGTCGGTGCCGGTCTGCGCCTGGTCCCCCGTCACCCCGCCGGCGCCGGGAGCGCCAGCAGTGGTGGAGGGAGCGCCGGCGACCGGGCCGGGAGGAGGACCGATGCCCATACCGCTGGCCGGTGTTCCGGTCGGGAAGCCGCCGGATTCCGCAGCCTTCGCCGCGTCGTGTTCCTTTTTGTGTTCACCCATGAAGTTGGCGAGTTGCAGCGCGACCGACGCGCCGCCGGCGAACAGCTTCCAGATGCCCCACTCCCACGGCGGTTTCGCGAACACATCCCCGAAGCCGAACTCCTGCGCGATGCCCTTCACCAGACCCGACCCCATCGCGGCGGCGTTCTCATCCGGGGTGACGCCGCCCTTCCCGGACTCGTCCTCGCCCGGCACTTTCGCCAGCATCGCCTTCTCGCGGTCGTTGTAGGCGGTGCTCAGGCCATCCTGGGAGGTGGTCACCTTGTCGGAGGCGTCCTTCTCCGCCTTTTTCGCCTTGGTCAACTCCTCGTACGCCAGGTACAGCGCGCTCGTCTTGTTTTGCATCGCGAACGCGATGAGCTTGTTCTGCTCGTGGACGTCGGTTTCTTTCCCGATCGTGTCCGTGTACGCCTTGTCGTACGCGATTTGATCGGTCGCGACGCGGGAAGTCTGCGTGGCCTGGTTGGTCAGCGCGATGGACGCCTTGTCGGAAGCCTCGGCGTACCGCTTCTGCGCGTTCTCCTGCTCCACCAGGTAGTTGAACGCCTCCCGCGCCTCATCCTGGGTGAGCTGCATATAGTTGTTCTGCGACGTCGGCAGGATGAACGTCCCGAACGGGGTGGTCGCCGTGCCGGGTGTGCCGGGGGCCACGTCCGGCCCCGCCCGCAGACGCTCCATCCACGACGCCTGCTGCGTCGTCGGCGACGGGGCGAACGGGCCCAGCGGCGCCGGAACTGTCGGCGGCTTGTACGGGTTGTCCTTACCTTTGCCTTTCCCGCCGCTGAACAAGGTCCGGACGGCCAGGACCGTCGTGTCGCCGGTGGTGTCGTCGCTGGTGGTGGTGGTGGTGTCGGGACCGTCGCCGCCGAGCATCCCCGACGGGGACGGCACAATCACCGGGCCACCGGTCTGCATCCCCGCGACGCCGCCCTGCTGCAGGCCCAGCGCCTCGTACAGCCACGGCGGCAGCGCCGCTTTCACCGCGGCCCGCATATTCGCGTACCGGGCCGAACTGGCCGCGGTACTGCTGGCATACGTCGAGCTACCGGCGTAGCCGCCGTACGAGGGGGTGCCCGCCGTCAGGCCCGTCGACCACGCCGGCCCCGCATTCCCAGCCGACATCATCGCCGACGCGAAACTCCGCAGCCGGTCCCGCTCCTGCGGGGTGTAACTCATACCGGACATGTCGGCCTTGCCCATCGGCCACCAGTCCAGGCCGTGGTTCTTCCCGCCGTGCTCCTGATGCCCCGGGTACGTCGACGCGTACAGCCCGTACTGCCGGCCCAGCTGCAGAATCCACCCGAACCCCGCCGACGCGAACTCGGGATGCTCCTGCCCGCCGGGCAGGTTGGTGCCGATCGGCATCCCGTACGGCTCACCGTGCGGGCCCGTCTCGAAGCTGGTGTGCACATGCCCGTGGTGCCCCGACCAGTTGCCGGCGTAATACTGCGGCTGGCTGGTGCCGGGCCCGACCTGCCCGAAGCCGGCGGCTTCGCCGTAGTATTCGCTGGTTCCCGGCGGGTTGTAGATCACCTGCAACACACCCGTGTTCGCGCCGCCCTGGTGCGCGGCGTCGCCGCCCATCACGCGGCGCTGCAACTGGCCCTGGTTCATCGCGTGCAGGAACCCCGCCGGCGCCGTCCCGGGCGGGATGACCCGCTCCCCCGGCTCGGTGATGATCGGGATCATCCCGCCCCCGGCGTAGCCGGACCCCAACATCCGGTCGAGGATGTCTTTGTACTGGATGGAGCGGTGCCGGTTCATGATGAACGTGCCCGGCGGGACGCTCATCGGCACACTGTCGCGGCCCGGCCAATGCACCCCGGTGATATGCCCACCCGCCGCCATGCCCATCCGGCCGTCGTCGTTGCGGCCCAGCAGCCGATCCCAGAACGTCTTGTGCCCGTCCTCACCACCACCGCTGCTCTCCGGCAGTTTGATGCCCAACTCCCCGAGGAAGCCCTGCAGGAACCCGGCCAACAGATCCTTCTTCGTCGGCGCGGTCTGCCCAGCCGAGCCGCCGGTCTGCATGTGCCGCAACACGCTCTTCGACGAGATCCCCGCCGCCGTCGGCGGATGCGATGCGTGGGTAGTCAACGCCGACCGCACCCCACCACCGGTGGCGAACGGGACCGGTTCCTCGAACTCCTCCTCCCACGGCTCCCCCGGCACATGATGCCCAGGCCCGTGCGGGCCGGTGTGCGCGTGCCTCTCCCACCACGGCGTTTCGCCGCCGCTCTGGAACCCCACCGCACCGCCGCCGGAATACCAGTGCGGGCTGCGGCTCTGCCACATGTTCCACGCGTTGGTCGGTGTCCCGTACCGGTCCTTGATGTACTGGACACCCGCCTTCGCCTGCTGATACGGGTTGGGGCTGTAGCCGCCCATCTGGCCGTACTTGTCGTGCTCGTGGCCCAGGAACTGGAACAGTCCGTACGCCCCCGACGACGGATTACGGATACCCGGCTGCCAACTCGACTCGTGCGCCACCAGCGAGTTCAGCGCCGGCCATTCACTGTCAGGGAAGCCGCCCTCCCGCATCCCGACCATGCCGCCGCCGGCCATCCCGATCATCCCGCCGCCGGCCATCGCCTGATGCACCTGGTCCTGCACCGGCCCGCTACCCGGCGGGGACAGGGACGTGTCGCCGGTGTCGCCGGTGTCGCCGCCGGGCAGCGGCGGCCCGTTCACCAGGTTCAGCTTGACGTCGATCGCCAACCCGTCCGAACCCTGGAACTTGTCCGGGATACCCACCGCGGTCATCGTCTCCGCCGGGCTCTTACGAGCCTCATCCTTGATCGACATCCCGGTGGGTATCGCCACCCCCGGCTGATTCACCCCACCGACCTGCACCTGATCCTGCAGCTTGTCGGGGATACCCGCCCGGGTCATCGTCTCGTTCTCGTCCATCGGCGGCGGCGTCACCACATTGATCCCCGCCGGCAACGCAATCGCCCCACCCGCCCCGATACCGGACTGCATCGACGCTGGGATACCCGCCTGGTCCAGCACCGTCCCACCCGCCGCGAACCCCTGCAGGTTCATCCAATCCAGCAGCGGACCGAACCGCCCCGACGCCCCCAGGTTCATCACCTTCTCCCCGGCCGTCGCCCGGATCATCACCTGGTCCGTACCACCCGGCCCGGACACCGTGCCACCGAGCTGGAACTTCCCACCGAACGGATTGATCGTGTGACCACCGAAAACGTGATCCAGCGCCCGCTCCACCATCTGCGAGATCGCGTCACTGATGTTCGCCGACGCCATCCCGATCAGCGGACCCTGAGTACCGAAGAACCCTCCCGCGCCAATGCCGGTGCTCGTCGTGTCGCGGGCGTCCTGCCGAGCTTGCCGAGCGTCCTCTTTGTTCTGATCCGCCTTCTGCTGCGCCGCCGCCGCCTCAGACTTCTCCGCCGCCGCTCTCTCCGGGCTCCCCGCAGGCAACGTCCACGACGGCGGACCACTGGGACCGGCGCCACCGCCGATGTCGTCCCCGAACATCGCCTTGAGCGCCTTCTTCTGGTCCTCCGGCAACTTGTCCCAGAACGTGCCCTTGAAGTTGAACCCGATCCCGATGTCGATGCCGTTGTCGCCGGCCAACTCCTCCGGCACCCCCAGCTTGTCGACCATGAACCGCTTGTTCTGCTCCTCCTTGGTCAGCGGCAGCACCTTGAACTCGACGTCCCTGGTGACCTTCGGGAAATTCTCCGGCTTGTACATCTCACTGAGGACGCCCTGCAGGTCATCCATCTCCCTCTGGGTGGCCGCGGTGAACCCCTTGATCTTGTTGGTCGCCGGGTCCACATCAATGTCGATGTCCAGCTTGTGCAACTGGGACCTCACCTGGTCGATCGTCGCCGGGTCGATCGTCATCCCCTCCTGGAGGCTGCCGCCCAGCGCGTCCTGAATCTTCTTCGCGTCCATCACGATGTTGCCGGACGCGTCCTTCACCGGGTTGTTCTGCTCGTCCATCAACGGCTTCGCGAACTCCGCCTGCAACGCCGCGTGCACCGCCGCCGCGCCTTTACTGTCCGAAATCAGCTTCGCCAGCGGCCCCTCCAACCCCTTCAACGAATTACCCAGCGCGTCGACACCGTCCCCCGCGATGTCCATGACCGTGTCGATCCGCACGTTCTTGATCGCCTCCAGACCGTGCGACGCCTGGACACTCGCCTCATGCAGCCCCCGCAACGCGTCCGTGAACGCGGACGTCCCTTTAGGCAGCTGCGTGGCGAACGCCGTCCACCGCATGACCTCCCGGTTCAGCGTCTCCAACGCCGCCACCGACAAATCCTTGAACTCCTCCACAAACCCGGCCATGTCCTTCAACATCGCCCCAAGGAAATGCGCGATCTTCGCGCCCCAATCCAGCAGGTGCTCCCCAATGTTTCCGACGAACGCGGTGACCTCGGCCTGATGCGTGTGCAGCCACGTCACCACCTTGTCGCCGATACCGTTCAGCTTCTCCACCAGGCCGATGCCCAGCGGCGCCAACGCGGCCATCACCTGATTCGACACCTGCTCCAGCACGTCCTGGAACTTGCGGGTTTTCTCCAACGCGTCATCGAACGGCTTCGTCAAATCCAGCGCGTGTTCCTGGAACGCCGCGTCCATCGCCTCGTGGGTGGGGACGATGCCCTGCTTGATGCTGCTCACCAACTTCTCGGCGCCCTGAGCACCGAAGACGAACGGCTTCGCCAACGCGACCGCCATCTGCTCCCACTTCGGGTCGTCACCCATCTTGAGGTACGACTGGATACCGGCCACCAGATCCTCGACGGACATCCCCGCTTCGTTCAGCTTCACCGGCAGGTCCGCCAACGTGTAGGTGAACTTCCCCATCGCCTGCCGACCCAGATGCTGGTTCAGCAACGCCATGTACATGCCGGTATCCCGCAGGTTCAGACCCATCGTCTGCAGCGGCGCGGACACGATCTCGGCGTCCTTGAACAGTTCGTTGATGTCCGCGCCGGTCATCCGCGCCATGTTCACGAACTCGACGAGCATCTGGTTGGTGCCCTCGCCTTTGACGTTGAACGAGTTGAACGCCGCCGTCATGTTGTCGACGTTGATCTTCGTGTCACCCAGCAGCTCGTTGGCCTCCGCCAGCGTCGAGGCCAACTCGCCCACCTCATCGCGGGTCAACCCCATCCCGTTGTTCAGCGGCATCAGCCGCTGGCCCAGTTCACCGACCACCTCAGCGACGTCCTTGAAGTGCACCAAGTCACCGGACGCCGCGATCTCCCGGACGATGCCCACATAGTTCTCGAGGTTCTCCACCCCCAGCGTCTGCCCGGAGATGGTGCGGGCCGCTTCCTGCCACTTGTTCCCGACATCCAGCAGCGCCTGACCGAACTCCCCGGCGATGCTGGTGTACTCCTTGATCGCCGTGAACAGCCCGTCCAGCACGGTCTGCACCTCGCTGGCCATCGTCTTGATCATCCCGCCCAGAATCGGGATGTGACCGACCGTGAAGTCGATGCCCTGGTTGATCGCGTTGATCGGCAAGTCGAACGCCTGCTGGACACCGTCCAGCCCCACCTGCATCGCGCCCTTGACGTCGGGCATCTTCCCTTCGATGACGTTCTCGAAGCCGCTCATCAGGGCTTCGGCGGCGTCCTTACCGACCTTCCCGAACTTGCCCCACTCGTCGTTGATGAACGCGAACGTGCGTTTCATCGCATCTTCGATGACCCGCATCACGCCGATGATCGCCGCGGCGATCCCACCGGCCTTGAACGCGGCGGCGATCTTCGCGGCGGACGCCGCCGCCGCTGGGCCGCCCTCCGCGGCGATCCTCGCCAGCCCCTCCGTCGCGGTACCCGCCAGCTGATCCATCACCAACTTGAAACCCGGCACCCAACCCTTCGGCAGGAACGCCTCAGCGAGCTTGCCGAGCGTCCCCAACATCTGCGCCCGCAGCCCCTCCGCCGCCGCCAGCTGCCCAGCGACCGCATCCCGCGCCGCCTGCATCCTGGACGCAACCTCCTGCCCCTCCCGCCACGCCGCCACCGCCTGCTGGAAGCCGACCGTGTCCCGCGCCGCCTTCATCCTGGCGGCGATCTCCGCCTCCTCTCCCGCCTCCCTCTGCGCCGCGGTCTGCGCCGCCCACGCGGCCTTCACGTCCTCCTGAATGGCGAGCCAGTTCCGCGCCGCTTGAATCTTGGACACCATCGCAGCCTTCGCCGCCGCAGCCTCCGCCTCCTCCGCCGCCGCCAGCTGTGCGGTGACCGCTATCTGCGCTTGAGTCATCCGCTCCCGGGCCGCGGCCAGCGTCATGGCCTCTCTCATCGCGTCTACCTGCGCGGCCGCCTCCCGCGCCGTCTCCACCATCTCCCGCGCCGAACCCGGCACGAACAGCTCCCCGACGGTGGCGCCAACACCGGTCAGCTTGTTCCACAACTCCCCAACCTGGGGGATGACGGCGGTCAGCTCCTCCTTCAATTCCCCGATACCCGCCGCCTCGGCAAGAGCATCCGGGCGCAGAACAGCACCACTCAACGTCTCCTGCAGCCGCATCGCCGCAGCACTCATCTCGTCGAGTGCCTGCACCTCCCCACCAAAAGCCGCCTTGAGCGCGCCGCCCGCTTCCGCCGCTTCCAGTTCGGCTGAGGCGAGCCGCTTGAAGGTTTCCGTCAGATTCGCGCCCGCCCCCACCGCTTTGATCTGCTCCATCGTCGCGGCGCGTTCCGCCATCTCGATCTCGCCCAGCGCCTCCGTCGCAACCGCCGCCGCCTGCTCGAACGCCGCCTCCAGCTGCTGCAACTTGAGCAGATCACTCAGCTCAGCGCCGCCCTCCGCCAACGTCTCCCGGAACCCCGCCCGAATCGCCATCCCCACGCGCCGGCCCGTCTCCAACGCTTCCGCTTCGGCTTCCGCGGTGCCCGCCACCGGCCCCAACGTCCCGGTGAACATCGCCCGTATCCGCGCGTTGAACCCCTCCGCCTGCGCCGCCGCCGCCGCCTCAGCCGCCGCGATCTCATCCAGCGCCCGCGTCGCGATCCCCGCCGCTTCCGCGAACGCGATCTCCAACTGCTTGAGGCCAAACCAGTCGGTGCCGCTCGTCGCCTCCAACGTCTGCTTCAACCCAGTGGACAACGCCGACCCCAGACGCGCACCCGCCGCCTGAACCCGCGCCTCCGCAGCGACCGCTTCCAACCCCAACGCCTCAGTGAGAGCAGACGCACCATACGTGCCGATCCGCGCGAACGAGTCGATCAGCTCCGGCCCCAGCTGCTCCCGCACCGACGCCACGATCTGCGCTTTGAACGTCTCCCGCAGATTCGACCCCAGACCACCGGCCAGCGCCTCACCCAACCGCTGCCCCGCCGCCTCCGCCTGCGCCCTGGCCTGCGCCTCACCCAACGCACCCGACTCGGTCAACCGCGTCAACGTGTCCCGAATACTGCCCACACCCCGACTGAACCCGGTCCCGACCGCCGACCCGGCCCGCTCCCCCACCGCGGACAGGTCCACCGCCCCCACCGCGCCCTCAACCTCCTTGCCCAACGCCCCCCGCAGCGACGTCCCCATCTGCCCCGCAAGGCTGCGCGCCATCCCCTCACCGACACTGGCCGGCAACACCATCCCCTGCCCGGCCATCGTCACGGCCTGCGACAACTCCCGCTGCGCCGCCTCCCGGATCGCCGGCCCCACTCGCCCGAACGCCTGCACAACCTCGGAGCCGAACTTCTGCTCCAACGCCGCCGCGAAACCAGCGGACTCCACCGCCCCCCGCATCGCACTCGACACCACCGGCGTCAACGCCGACGGCAACGACGCCTGCATCCCCTGCGCTAAACCACCCGCCGCCTGCTGACCGATCGTCTGCATCTGCGCGAAAATGCCCGCCGCCGACGCCGCAACGTCAACCCAGGAAACGCCCTCACCCGCCCCGTACGTCGGCGTCGTCACGACACCATCCCCATCCCCGTCACCGCCGAATACGTCCGCGACCTGGACCGACCCGACGGCTTCGACGCGTACCGCGCCTTATCCCGCGCCTCAGCGTCCTGCCACGACATCGACTCCATCGGAAAGAACTTCCCCGCCGCCGCCTCCACCGGATCAGGCGCCCGCGCCTCCACCCCCGGCCGCGTATACGGCTGCGTCAACTGCCCGATCCCCGCGTACTGCTCCTGCATATTCGCCAGCAACTGGGCCTCCCGCGACCAGCCACCATCCAGGAAATACCGCACACTGCTCGACGGTGGCGCACCCACCACGACCGTGACCATCTCCGCCAACGTCAGGCTGTTCACATCGCGGCCCAGCTTCATCACGTCGTAGTGGAAGGCGTGCCAGCACTCGCCCACCACGCGCGCCAGCGTCAGGATTCCCCCGGCAACCCCACTTCCTGCTGCGCGGGAGAGACCGCCGGAGCGAACCATCCCGAGAAAAACGCCGCCTGATCCGCATCCGACAACAACGTCACCCGCTCCTGAATCGGATCCGGCACCCCCGCCACATCCATCCACTCGAACGACTGCTGAATCTGATCCAACTTCCGCAACTTCCACATGAAGTGGTAATCCGGCCGGATCGTCGTGATATGCGGAAACACGATCGGCGCGTCCCCCGCCCGGCCACCCGCCGTCGGGGTGAACACAAACACCCGCGTGGACGCCCCATACGGATGATCCGGCGTGGACGGCGGATTCACCGGCGGCGGGACCGGAGCCTCCGGCACCGTCGTCGGCACATACTCCTCGGCCGGCGGCGGCTCAAACCCCGACCGCGTCCCCGGCGCACCCGACGACGGATCAAACACCGGTGCCGGCTCAGCCGGCTCAGCCGGCGGCGCGCTCGGCGCAGCGCCATTCGTACGCTGCGCCGCCCTCTTGGCAGGCTTGCGCCTACCCGTCGCTGTCGTCGCAGCGGTCATGCTGTCGTCGCCCCGTCATCCCAGTATTCATACGCGTGGTTGTTCAACGCATCCGGGAACGGCCGCAACGTCAGATCGAACATCACCAGCTCCTTGTGCACCCACTTCATCGGGCCCAGCAGCGTGATACGACCCGTCGGAACCACCAGCCGCATATTCATCGACAGGTAGTACGCGTCGATCACCCAGGACTGGTAGGGCAGCAGCTCACGGTTCATCTTCGCGGTGATCAACGTCGCGTCCGGGGTCGCCGGGTTCGGCGACGTCCCCACCGTGACGTTCTGGGCACCATGCGCGGCCCGCTGCACATCCGCGTTCATGATCTGCATCAACTTGAACTTGATCGTCAGACCGTACTTGTCCTGCAGAATGGCCACCAAGTCACCACCCCAGTCGTTCACATCCGTGTTCGGGCGTTCCTCGGTCTTGTCCACACCGTCAACGCTCACGCGCCCGAGAGTGATGAACGCCGGGTCCAACGCACTCGTCGCGTCGGTCGGCAACTTCGTACCCAACGGCGCGGTCAGAACACCACCGGTCACCTTCGGATACGGAGCGGCGACCTCTTGGATTTCCGCTTCTAACACTGGTGGCAATGCAGTAGTCATCTGGGTCCTCCTGGATAGATGGGTGATGACACGACCGCAGAGTCGCACCAGGTTTTCCGTGGATTGCCGGTAGACACGCCGGTAATGGGAAACGGAAAAATCCCGCAGCCACTTGTAGCGTTTAGGTAGCCTTAATGGGTGTGAAATGCCTGGTCAACGGGTGTCCCAAACCCCGCGCCAAAGGCAAACGACGCTGCCCCATGCACGCCAAACGCTTCTGGCTCTACGGCACCGAAGGACCCCCCGGACCGACAGGCCGGAAAGCATCCCTCTACGACCGCCTCGACAACGGCACCAACCACTACGGCCCCATCCCACCCCACGCCCCGTGGCTCGGCGCCTGCACCGTCTGGACCCGCTCCGTCAACAAGGTCAGCGGCTACGGCGTCATCGGCTACCAGTACCGCAAATACCTCGTCCACCACGTCGCCTGGCAACGCGAACATGGTCCCATCCCCGACGACATGCGCCTCGAACAGCTCTGCGGCAACCGCCGCTGCATCCGCACCGACCACCTGCAACTCACCCCGCGAGTGTCCGCGCGCGGACACCCTGATGTGACATCCTGGCTGCACCGGCAATCAACCAAGGAGCTGCAATGACCCTCATGGATGACCGCCCCATCACCACCGACCTCGCACCGTGGGAACCCGACATCGACGTCGACGACCTACCCGCCCTCACCCCACTGCATGTACTGGAAGAACAGCGCGCCCTGCTGCAACAACAACGACTGCGCGACGTCACCGACCTGCTCCACCTGTCCGACGACGACCCTTACTGCACCCCCGGCCGCACCGTCTACCTCTCCGGCCCGTACGTCATCACCGAAGGTGGCCGGGTCACCGCATCCACCAGCTACATGTGGATGCTCCTCCTCGGGGTGGTGGTAGCCGTGGCACTGATCGCTATCGGCGCCTGGGCATGAACGACCGGGACGAGAAGACCGCGTTCGAACGGTTCGACGACGGCGAAATCAGCTACCCCGTGTACAAGATTCTCGCCGCCGACGAGGAATACGACCGGCAATACGGCGACGACTGATGCCGTTCTGGCTGCACCAGCTGATACACGACCACATCCCCATCTTCGGGCGGCACAAAGTCACCTCCGACGTGACCGCTGAGCGACTGCTCAACACCTGCTGGGACTGCCCCCGCTGCTGGGTCTGGTACGCCCGGGAACCCCGGCGACACGCCCCGCCGATGCGATAACCCCGACCGCTACCGGCGCAGACTTACAGGCGTGTGGTGCAGCAGGTGCGGCCACTCGCAGGATCAGCACAGTGGGGACGAGCTACGATGCCGAGCCCTCATCCGCTACGGCTGGGACCAGCGCCGGCATACCTACACCAAGAGATGCCCCTGCAAATGCCCCGAGTTCCGGGCCAACGGCGGCAGCGGCCGGCTCACCCTCGTCCAGTAGTTTCACTCCACTTGACATAATGGCGGGAATCCGGTAGAATAGTAGTTGGAAGTTGAGGAAGACTTTCAAAATCCCCACGACAGAAAGTGAGAAATCATGACGAAGAACATCGACGCGGAGGTCCGCACCGCCGTGGACAAGCTCGCCACATCCGAACTGAACGGCGCCGCGTACGACCAGATCCTCGCCGCCACAGTAACGAACCTGCCGCGGGACCAGTTCGACCACTACACCACCCACCGGCGCTTCGAGGTGCTGAACCCCGGCGGCAGCCCGACCGGCACCATCACCGAGTCCGACGACACCACGCAGGTTCAGACCGTCACCGTCCGCACCGACGACTGCGGCTGCGGCAGCGTCACCGTGCAGATCGGCGCGCTGAGCCCCGACGTCCCCACACAGACGGTCGCCGACGGGAACTACTTCTGTTCTCAACACGACGGCTAGCACCCGCAAAGAAAGGCCCCACGCTGCGGCGTGGGGCCTTTCACTGTCCGTCGGTGTCCGCGCGCGGACACCCTCACCGGGGACTGAACGACGTCTTCACCAGATCAAACTCAGCAGGGCTGGTGTGCTTGCGGTTGTACCACCGAGCCCACCGATGCCACATCCAACAGGTCATCGGATCGTTGTCGACCGCCCCCACCACGTTGTATCCCTCCCGCAGCAGCGCGCACGCGACGTCGTACTTGAACACCGGGCCGCCCCGCTGATCCCCCGCCGGCCGGCAGAACGGGCCGATGAACGGCAGCGGGAAACTGTCGGCCAGCCACGCGCGGGCGCTGACATCGTCGCGGAGACTGGCGATCGCCAGGACGTGACCGAGGTCGTGGTGCCGCTGCGCGAACGCCATACCCTTCTCAACGATGCTGCCGTCCCAATCCCGTAACGTGCCGTCGATGTCGACGATGACCGTGTCTTTCAGCGTGGTGGCGGTCATCAGCAGCACAACCTCGGAATGTTGACCTGCCGGCAGAACCAGTAATAGTCGTCGTCGGGCGTCAACTCCGACGCGGTGCCGATCACCCGGCCGTTCGCGTCGTAAATCTCACTGACCGCGGCCGGCATCATACCCATCGTGACCATCGTGTCGCTCACCGTTTCCGCCGTCCAGGTCGAGGAGCCTGCGCTTGGCCGCGGTTCACGACAACCGGACCATCAGTGCCAGCGACCGCGTCCTGCGCGCGGACCTCCTCCGACGTCACCCGGCGGCGGAACCGTTGACCAGGCACGATCGGCAGACCAGGCATCCGCCACGTCACCATCGACCGGTACCGCACCATCGCGACCAGCGGGTCCGCTTTACGGGTGTTCCACCCCGAACACCGAGCCCAGGTGCAATACCACTTATCGCCGTTCGGCATGACCACGCTGGTGCCGGTCATGTTCGCGCCCCACGCGACCGCTTCCTCACCGAGCTGCTCCGCCAACGACTCATCAGTGTTGTTCGCATACGCATGCAGGATGCACGACACATCCCAGAAAATGCCGTCCGCCCGCAACACACCACCCGCCGCCTCCAGGCGCAGGAACCCGTTGATCGTGTCCGCGGTGTTCGACGGCTGCGGTACCCGCGTCGCCACCGGGGTGGGCGCCAGCAGCGGCGTGAAATACGCGAGAGCCACCATCTCGGTGGGCGGCGGCCGCACCGTCTGATAGGTACGGACCTGGCTCGGGCTGATCGGTTCACTCATTCTTCCGGTCCCCACGCAAAGTGCCCCAGCCCGCCGTAGGTGATGCCCGTCCCCTCCAACGTCGGGTACGGCACCGCGGTGCTGCCCTCTTCTTCGAGGTCGCTGTGGAACTCAGCATGTTCAGTCCGGTACCGTTCGTACGCTTCGTCGGGCTCCACAGCACGCTGCGCGTACTGCTCCGGCAACGGATCAGACCCGACGCTACCCAACGCTTTCAACAGAGTGGAGTTCTCCGCATCGTCGAACTGCGCGTCGATGTTCCCCGGCCGCACCCGGCCGCGGGCACGAATGTTGTTCTCGTTGTCCGACACGTAGTAGGTGTACTCCGCTTTGTCGTGACCGTGCCGCTGCACCGCGAGGCTGTTCGCCAGATCGGTGAGCTCCTTGCACCGCTTATCCACCAGCGCCGTGATCTCCGGCTTATGCATCATCTGCTTGAACCAATACGGATTGATCCGCATGTGCATCCCCGGCGCGATCTCAAAGAACTCCGGCAGATGCTCACTGCCCTCGGGGACCAACTGGTCACCCTCGCTGCCGTGCGGCTCCTCGTCGTACTCCGGTCCCCACTCCTCATGCGGGTCGTACTCATGCTCACCCCACCCACCCCAATGCGAACCGGGCATCAGGTGACCCTCCTACACTTCACAACCCCACCGAACTGCATCGTCAACCGCGGCCACGGCGACATCCGATCCTCCGCCGGCACACCATCCACGAAATACGCCGTACCGTTCGGCTCCCCATCCACCGTCTCCGGCGCCCAACTCCAACTACCGTCCGGATTGTGCGTCAACTCAGCGAACAAAATGATCTGATCACCCGTGCTGTACACCAACGGATCAGGAACCGATAAATGCAGCACCGTCTCCGTCCGCTCCTGAAACTCCGGCCCCATAATCAAATGGCTGGACCCGCGCCGCCCGAACTGCGACACATCGTAAAAATTGCGGATCACCGGCGGATCATCAATGACCACATAGTTACCGTGATCGTCGGTCTGGGTCGTGTCCTCCCACCGCACAATATGCACACACTGCCACGGCGTCGAAGTGAACGGGCGAGCACCCCACGGGACGGTCGGCATCACTGCACCATCGGCAGCCGATACTTGGACAGCTTGTTCTTCTGATCGCAGTTCAACGTTGACCCGTACGCCTGCATCAACGACAACCGGAACCCCGGAGTCTGAATCTCCTTCACATTGCCGGCCGCGACCTCACTGGTCACTGTCGTCAACTCGAACGCGATCTCCTTAATCACCCGCGGGCACGTCGCATACCCCGCGGTGAACACCACCGTCGCCAGGCCGTACTGATACACCGGCAGGAACGACCAGTTATCCGGCCCGTAGTAAAACCCGCCATACGACGACCACCAATGCCACGACAACGGCTCAATGACGCCGTAGTCGTACCAGTTGTAATCCGTCGGGTCCAACGTCACGTCATCGTCATCGGCGGGGCTTTGGATGGTCACCGACGTAACGCCGGTGACCTGCATCGCCGGCAGATTAATCAACCCGCGGGTGCCGATCTCCAGGTTCGTGCTGGTCAGCTGCAGATTGGGGTAGATGTGCCAGCCGCAATAATCACGAATCGCGTCACCCGCCACAGCCAGGAACCAATTCGGGTCCTGCGCCTGAAACGACGCCCAATCCGGATCAGCCGGGTCGAGCAGATCTTGCAGCGGCGGCTGGGGTGCAGTCACGGTCTACTCCTGAAGCGCGTCGCGGAGTTTCTGTTGCAGAGCGGCTTTATGGTCGCTATGGGTGTAGTGGATCTCGAGAGCGTCGAGCTCAGCGTGCAGCTCAGCGACGGTCAGGCCGTCGATGTCGAACACGTCAGCCTCAGCGGCCGGCTCCGGCTCCGGTTCCGGTTCCGGTTCAGGCTCCGGTTCAGGCTCAGGTTCCGGCTCAGGCTCAGGTTCGGGCTCAGGCTCCGGTTCAGGCTCAGGTTCCAGCTCAGCGTCCGCCTCCGGCTCACCCGGCTCCGGCGACGTCTGCCACGCCCGGGACGCACCCGGCGGCAAATCCTCCCCCGCATCCACATCCACCACATCCACGTCGGCCAACTCCAGACCGGTCAACGCGTCCACCAGCTCCACGTCGTCGTCCTCGGCGAACTCACCCAGCTCCGCGGCCAACGCCGCCAAACCCTCCGGCACCTCCACGCCGGCCAACTCAAACAACGCGACTTGCTTCTTGATCGCCAGGGCTCGCGCAGCCTCGGCATTACGAACAAACAAACCACCCTCCGGCGGCGGCGCCAACCGACCATACTGGCCGCTCTCCACACGCACCTGCGGTTCTCCAGCCATGACCGCAGGATAAACGCCAGAAGCAGACAACCCTGTGCGGCGCGCCGCACAGAAACCGCCCCGGGAAAGGAAGACGGGCGCACTAAAGCCGCTATTGCCGGTCGGCGTCGTTGTGTGTGTAGAGGATGTTGCGAAGGTTGATAGCAGCGCGTTCGGCTTCATCAAGATCGGTATAGCTGCCGCCCCAATGAGTCTTGCCGTTGTGCTTCACCTCGACGTACCACCCTCCCCTTTTCGGGTACACCCCTCGGATGCCTGACTGGCTGTTTCGCTGGGCACCCATATTTTCGCGGTTTTGCTTTCTGGTCGCATCGCGGAGGTGTTCGGGGCGCACGCAGAGTTTGGTCTGACATTTGTGGTCGAGTTCCGGGGGAACGAAACCGTATCGAAGCTGGTAGGAGAAGCGGTGAGCTGTGACATACTGCCCGTCATCGTCAGTGAAGGTGCCGTAGGTTGGCTGCCCATAGTGGGTTTTCACTGCACCTGTCCAGATCCAGCATTGGCCGAAGCTGGGGTGAACCGGCCCGTCTTTGTTCACTTTCATCCAGAATCTGCCTTCAGCCCCGGTGGTGAGATGATCTGGCCGTATACAAGAGTTGTCACCGCAAATGGTTTTGACACGCTGCCCCGGCGGTATGGGGCCGTAGTGCAGTACCCACGAGAATTGGGCGGCTGTTTTCAATCCGTTCGATGCTTTGAATTGGCCGGCACCGCTCTGAAACTTTGATCCGGTCCACAGCCAACAGTCCTCGGTTCTGTTCACCTTGGCCCAGAACCGCTGCTCCTCCGTCTTACGTCCCATAGCAATCATACTGGTGCAGGACGGTATAGAACGCAACAGAACGCCCCCCGGTGATTATACGGGGGGCGTTGCTGCTGTTCAGATGCTACCACGTCGGGGCGGTCAGCCCGGTGATTTCTACAACTGATTGGGGATAACGTCCTGCCGAAAAGGCAAGGTAGTTATATATCTGGAGCAGAACCGTCAGGTTAGCTGCTTTCGTTTCCGGCAGCACCCTGGCCCTGATTCCCGATTCCCACAGGACGAGATCGGACACACGGGCCACGTAGATCAAGTCCTGCGTGCCCGGCGACCCGCCGGCGGTGGTCGTGATATTCGGATCGGTCACGACCGGCAGGCCGTGCATCGTCCCGACCACTTGCTGCGACGCAACATCCTGCAGGATGCCGGCCGCGTTGTACGGGCTGTTCGCCTGCGGAAGGAAAAGAGGACGTTCCTGATTGTCAAGAAGACTCAAGAACCAACCCCATCGGACCGGGTGCATGACAATCACTTCGGGCGGCAGGAACCGCGTGCTGTGCACCGTCTGGATCGCGTTAGCGATCGCCGAGTACACACCCTGAATCGTCACCGCCGACGCGGCGATCGTGGTGATACCAGGAGTGTTGTTCACACCCAACACCTGACCCGACGTACCCGTACCGGCCAACACCTGAGTGTCGGTGGCAGCGGCGTGCGCGGCGACCAGGTCCCGGAACACCACGTCGTCAAACGCGATGGGGGACTGGTCGATCAGCTGAATTGACACGCCCTGCGCGCCGGCGATGGTGCGTACCGGTGCGTTGATGAACGTGTCGGTCAGGTCCACGTCGGTGACCGTCGCGTTGTCGGCGGTTTGCACACCGACGGCGGTACCAGTGAGCAGCTTCGGGATGTTAATCGAGTCGGTTCCACCCGGAAGTGCTTGCCGCTGAACAAGATTCGCGAACGCACGACCCGGACGAGCTAACTCAATATATTGATCCATCAGCCACGCAGGCGGCACCGCGTACCCACCGGAACCGTCCACCCGGGACAGGTCGCGGTACTCGCGGTAGAGGTCGTCGGTGGCGACGTCCTGCGCGTGCCGCATCAGACGGTTCCGGGACTCCCCGTTGCCGTCCAGGTTCAGGGTCATCTTGATGAGATCCTGAACGTAGCTGGATCGCCGGTCACCCTTCTGGTAGGTCAGTTGTTCCTTGACCTGGGTGGTGGCGAACTTCGCTTTGCGGATACCGGCGAGGTTCTTGGCGATCTGCCCGGAGCGTTCCACCTCGGAGCGGATCTCGTCGATCCGTTCGTCGAGGCCGATGATTTCCGCGCCCTCGGTCTTCATGTCCTTCATGTAGCGGCGGTACTCGGAGTCCTCTTCGGGCTCCAGCTTTTCGCGGCCCTGTTCGCGGGCTAGCAGGAGGACAGCTTCGGCTTTCTGCTGGCTGCGGGACCGCTTCTCGGCGGTGTTGTCGCGGCGTTTGAGGAGCTGGTCGAGGAAGTCCTCGAGCCCACCGGCGGGCGAGACGAGTTGGTCCCGCCGCTCCGTGCCGATGTCCATGTCGATGTCAGTCATCGTCTCTTCCTTGTGTGCAGGTTTTCGGGACGTGCTCGACAGGGCGATGGGCTCGTCACCGTTTCGCCGCGGGTGGGCTCGTCACCGCACCAAGGGAGCGCAGGTTGATGGCCGGCGGCCGACCGGGAATCTTCCTGGCCGGATTTTATGGCGGTGTTTTCCGTGGTTTGCCGTGGTCAGAGGCGCGACACGCCAATGCCTTCGGTGTTGTGTGAGTAGTCGATTGACATCTCAGTCAGGTGACCCGGTTGGATGGTGGTGTCCAGCCAAATCCGGAAGCCTTGCTTGCGGGCCTCGTTGCAGAAGTGGATGTCATGTCCGGGCATCTCAGCGGTTGGTTGCCACATCGGAACGTCGGGGTTCCAGTTGTCGAACACTCGTCGGCGGATCGCGGTGAAGCCCATCGGCACGCCATCGCATTCGTAAAGTCCTGGCTTGTCCACGACCTCTTTGGCCCGCTCGGGTGAGAAAACCTCGAACTTCTCGCCGCGTCGGACGAAAGCCATCAGTTTGTGTGGCGGTTCGTGCATCACATACGCCGCGCCGACGATGTCATGCTCATCGCCGTAATGGGCCAGCCGGTTGAAAGCGTCCGTCGGCACGACCATGTCGTGCTCCATGACCACCAGCCATTCCCAGTTGGTGTACTTCTGCTTGGCGGTCTTGGTGATGGCATCCATTGCCATCGGGATATACACCCCGTTGGTGGATACAAGACCCTGGACGTTCTCTTTGTCCATCAGCATCCAGTTGTAAAGCCACGAGACGGACACCTGCTTGTATAGCGGCATACCAACGATGATGTTTTGGTTGGACGTTGTGAATCTGTGGAGCGGTACCGCGATTCGCTTCATGGAGTGCTCAGGGCCGCGTCGCGCAGGCGGTGTCGCTGCCGGCGCAGCGTTTGTCTTCGGGGCCGTGCGGCCAGAACCGCCACTGCTTTTCCTTCATGACCCACCGGACGGGTGCCATCGTGCGGCATACCGGGCACACCAGGGCGGGCATCAGGACTTGGGGATGAACTCGACGGTGAGCGTCGCCTCGGTCAGCTCGGTGAGGCCGTCCGTGACGGTGGTGGTGTCGGTGGGGTCGGGGGTGTCGGTGTCGGTTTGGGCGGCGTCCACGTCGGCTTGGGTGCCGATCATGATTCCGCCGCCGGGGGTGAACGCGATGACCGGCCTGTCTACCGCCACCGAACGCCCCGCAAGTGGGTCAGCGCGATGATGCCGACCTCAATCACCAGGATGATGTTCAGGGTGTTGCTCATGCTGTCCGCTCCTGCTTCTGGTGGATGGTGTCGGCGAACCCGGCTTTGGAGATCGCGCGGAGCCCCTCGGACACGGTGATGGTTTCGGGGTCGCCGAACTCGGACCGCAGCTCGGCCAGTTTGATGCTGATGTCGATGTCCTTGGCGGGGATGTGCTGCAGTTCGCGGACCTGCCGACGCGCGCGGGCGAGCATATGGCGGAGGTCTTTGTCGTCGATCGCTGTCGCCATGTCATAGGCGGTGACGATCGTCTTCTCCAGGGCTGCGGCCATGCCGAGGTCGACGCCGCGGCTGTCGCTTTCGCCGTCGTTGTTGCAGGGTTCGCCGGCGTCGTGGTCGCCGTCGCAGTCAGGGTCGTGGCCGTCGTCGCGGGCTTCGTCGTCGTCGGTGGCGGCGGCGTCTTCACCGTCGTCGCGGGACTCGTCTTCGTCGCCTTCGCGGCCGCCGCCCTTCTTGAACGGGGCGGCTTGTTTCCCACCGAAGTCGCCTCGGGTGTCACCGACGCCGTCCATTGCATTCTCCTCTGTTCCGTGATCGGGGCAGTTCGCGCCGGGGCAGTCGTCGCCGCCGGGGCAGGCTTGGTCGGTGGCGAGCAGGTACAGGGCGTACAGCTGCTTCGGTCCGAACGGTTCGTCGTGCGCGTCGTAGCCGCCTTTGGCGGAGACGCCGGCGATCGGCGCGCCGGGGGTGATCTCGCCGCGTCCGCCGAGGGTGCTGTCGTAGTCCGACGGGAAACCCTTGTCGTAGGGCGCGTCCTGGCCGGTGGAGGCGACGGTGTCGGGTACCCAGTTGTACGGCGTGGAGAACGCGGCGAGCTGCTTGGAGTCGCCGTCGCCGATCTTGATGCCGAACTTCGCGGCGGCGGCTTGGATTTTGCCCATGATCGCCTGCTGCTGCGACGAGGTGTACTGGCCTTTGTTCTGCGCGAACCGGGCCAGCGCGTTCCGCACCCGCGCCGCGGAGTTGAGTGGGTACCGTTTCACCCCGTTGTCGCCCTTCGCGGGGTTGCCAGCCGAATCGAGGTAGCCGGGGTCCGCGAAGTTGTCCACGTCGGAATACTTTTTCGGGGTCGACGCCCGCCGGGATGGCCGGGTGGTGGCGGCGTACAGCACCTGCATCGCGCGGGTCACCTGGTCTTTGTCGAGCTGCCCACGGACCTGCATCAGTTCCTTGTTGGACAGCGACGCCAACGCGCCCACCGCCTCGGTGAGCCGAGCGGCGGTGTTCGGGTTCGCGCCGTAGTTCACCACCGACACGTCGCCTTTGCGCAGGTCGACTTCGGTGATGACCCGGTGGGTGTAGTCGGAGGACCAGTCGTGGGCGCGGACGTGGAACGCGAACGACATTTCATCCATGTCGCCGCGCCGCATTTTCGGCATCAGCCGCTGCACGTCCGGGTCGGACGGGTCCAGGTCCGCGCGGACCAGCAGCCCGTGGTCGTCGGCCCGCAGCGACAGGGTGCCGGACTTGGTTCGGGCGAGGGGCATATCGGTGTGGTTGATGAGCAGCATCACGTCGGGGTTCCCGGCGAGGGTGGTGTCGAACGCCCGCTTGTCGAGGCGTTCCACCCAGCCGCCGCCCCGCACCCCGCCGGCCACGTCGTACTCGTGGAAGGTGGATGCATACCCTTCGAGGATGATGTGCCCCGACGCGGCGTCGGTCCGCATCTCCAGCGGGCTGGCCATGCGGCGTGTTTCCCGCACGTCGAGGATCTTGGCTCGCGACGCGCGCTCGTCCAAGGTGGTCGTCATCGCTGTACCTCCATGTTGCGGTCAGGATCTCATCAGTAGGCTGCGGCCATTGCGAGGCGCGCCGCGCGGGGCCGGTTCTTCGGGTTCAGCATCATCGTCGTCGTCTTCGCCGCCGGCGATGGGCGGCATCGGGAAGTGGCTCCCGCCGCCGGGGGCGCCGCCGCCGGGGGTGGGTGGCGGCGGTGGGTTGAACAGGCCCGGTGGGGTGCCAGCGGGAATCACCTTGTTCGGGATGTACAGCTTGTCGCCGCCTTCGATCGGGTCCAGCTCCTCGCGGGCGCGGACCTCGTTGGCGCTGACCCACCCGGTTTGGGTGGCTCCGCCCAAGGCTTTCGCGTACGCGTTGTACCGGCCTTCGATGTCGCCGCGCAGCAAGGCGTCGTAGTCGAACTGCACGTACTGGCCGCCCGGCAGGCAGGACGACACCATCGACTCCACGCAGGACGTCCACGCCCGGAACGTGAAGGTGATCGCACCCAAGGTGATCTGCTCGACACCGGTGCCCCACGCCGTCGTTTCTTTGGTGTCGCCGATCAGGATGGGCGGCACCCCGTACATCAAACAAATCTCGGAGCGTTGGAACTGCCGGGTGTTGTGGCTGATGATGCCGTTGGTCACATGCGTGTGGAGTCCGGCGATCTCGATGCCCACCGTCTCGCCCGGTCCCAGCTGCTCGACCTGCGTCACCCGGTCGTACTCGGCATTGACGCTGCGGTAGCGGGATGTCGCACCCAGATACCCAGCCAGCCTGCGCCGCTTCTCGGGGTGTGCCAGGTCCAACTGCGCGGCCAGCGCCGACAGGTCGCCCGCACCCATGACGTACAGGCCGTGGTGTGGCCCCGGGTAGATGGCCGAGTTGATGCCCAGCAGCGCCAGCAGGTGCTGGCAACCCTCCAGTAGCTCCCGGCTGGCCGAGGACCAGTACGCTGCGGGTTTCTGCCGTCCCGCCGGATCGCGCACCGAGCCGTCGGCGTCCATGTATGCGGACAGGAACGCCCGCCACGCCACCGGTCCCGCTGCCGTCACGATGTCGGGCACGAACTTGTCCCCGGCGTGTGACCCGACCAGGCCCGATTCGTTGAGGAGCGCGCGGATGATCGACCCCCTGCGGCCACTGCCGCCGGTCAGGATGTCGTAGTCGTAGCGGTCCCTGTACTGGAGTGAACCACCAAGGGACTCGACGGCCTGCGACATGCGCTCCGTCACGCCAGCGTCACCGGACGACCAGGCGCATGATCCGCGCCGGATGTACCCGTCGCCCACCATCGCGCCCAGGAAATAGGCGGTCAAGGGCGAAAACTGGGTTTCCTCCACCAGCGTGCCCAAGGCCACGCGGACGTACTGACCCACCTCCAGTGTTCCTGCGGGTAACCACTCACCCTCGGTCGGCAGTGGACGGCCACCGGGCGTGCGCAGCCGCCGCAGGCCGAGGATGGGATGGTCGGTGGTGCAGATCAGCGACCGGCCACGCGCCGTGGTGACGCGCACCAGGGTCTTGATCGGCGGCTTGCCGACCGCCGCCACCCGCGCGGACTCCAGCTTGGAGCCGTTCCACGCCGCGACCTCGTCGTCCACGCGGACATCCCGCGCGGGGATGCGGGTACCGTCCGCCATGTCGATCAAGGTGTCGGGCGCGACGCATTCCAGGAACTGCGCTTCCTCCGGTTTAATCGACAGGTTCTGCCACTTGAATCCGCTGGTCAGCACCGCCGGCAACCGCCGGCCGCCGTGCGAGGCGATCCAGTTTTTCTGCTGCCGCTTCACCGCGTTCTCGTCCAAGTCCTGATCGGTCATCAGCAGACCGCTGGGGTTGGCGCTTTCCTTGAAATACCTGTACCCGTACTCCTCGGCGCCGAGGCTCATGCCGATCGCGACGGCGGCCTGCTTGATCGGGGACAGGCCCCACGGTTCTCCCGGCATGGTGAATCGGCGGATGTGGATCATGTCTTTGGTGGGGACCGCTTCGCCCATCACCCGGTACACCGGGTCGAACCACATCACGATGTCGGGCCGGCGTTCCAGGAACACGATGTCGGGGTGCAGCGGCAACAGTGAGGTGGGGTAGCCTTGCCGGTCGCGGCTGGTGATCAGGTGATAGCTGTTGCCCCGCAACGCCATTGAGGCGATGACCATCCACTTCCACTGGTACAGGTCGAAGCCGGGGAACGGGTTCCGCAGGATCGCCGGCTGCGGTTTGATCTCCTTCGGCACGCCCTGGCTGTCCCGTTTGTACGCCTTCCACGGCAACGATGCTATCGTGTCTGCGAGCACTCTGACGCAAGCCAAAACGGTCATACATGCCATCGCGCGGTGCACACCGAGGTAGTCATCCACGACTCCCACCTGGGGCGGAGGAACAAATGCGCTGCTGGTCAGTGTACGCTTTTCCATCTCGGCCATCTCGCCGATGGTCCGGGTGTTAGCGAATCGCGCGAGGATACTCATGCTAGGCTGCCTACATGGCCACTTGCTCGGTACGGAATTGCAGCAAACATGCCGACGCTCACGGCATGTGCGGGATGCACAACCAGCGCATGAACCGCCACGGCGACACTGAGACGACGTTGCGTAATAACCGCCCTAGCGGACAAACCCCCGAAGAAGCCTTTCGATGGTTCATGCCCGAGGAGCCGCCGTTTGTCGCTGGACTGCCGCCCGAAGAACAACCGTGCTGGGATTGGCGCGGCCCGCTGAATACGACGGGTGGCGGTTACGGGATCATTCGGTTCAACACACAGAAGCGTGTGCTGGCGCACCGGGTCAGCCATGACATATTCGTCGGGCCGGTGGGAATGTTCAATGTGCTGCACAGCTGCGATCGGCCCATTTGCGTGCAGCCGCTTCATCTGCGGGTGGGCACCCAGAGCGACAATGTTCGAGATGCGGTTGAGCGTGATCGGTGGGTTCCCGCCGCAGCGCATTCCCGGGGTGAGGAGCATGGCCTGGCGAAGCTGACCGAGTCTGATGTGCGGATTATCCTGAGTCGGCCGTTGCCGCAACGCGAGCTGGCAGCCCGATTTGGAATCAGCCGCAGCACCGTGCAGCAGATCCAGTCGGGCAAGACGTGGCGTCATGTTCGCTAGTTTCATTAGCCGTTAAAGTTTCTGCTGGTTGCCACGCCGAGGACGACCAGGGCGATACCGGCAATCAGGGTGCCCAACCACACCGTGATGAGGAAGCCGGTGAGGACCAGCAGCGCGATGCCGGCTAACTCCAGCCCGGTGGAGATCGCCTCGCGCCAGTCGAACGGGGGCTCCGGTTCGGTGGGTTCCCCGATGGTTCCGCGTTCCATGTGCGGCGGGTTCTCCACCTCCACGGCGGGCGGTTCGGGTTCCGGTTCGGGCTTGCGGCGGCGGGGGCGTTTCGGCCGGCGGGCACGCTCAGCCGGCGGCTCCGCCGGCGGCGGTTCCGGCGTGGACGCCTCGGGTATCGGTTCGGGTTGGTCGGCCCACGGCGGGACCAGTTCCGTGGTCAGCATGTCGGTGACCCGCTGGTCCTCCATCGCCTCCCGCGCCATGCCCATCGCCGCGGTGACCGGCGCGGCGGGGGCGGGTTCCTCCCGGTACAGCCGGCCGCCCTGCCCGAACCGGGGCCGGGTCACGTTACTGGAGTCGGTCATCGGCTTCCTTTCGCCATTCATCGAGGGTGTCGTCGTCGGGCCATTCCCACACGGTGGCTGGTCCCGGCGCTGGGGGTGGGTTGTTCAGCAGCCACACCGCGCCGCAGCACGCGACCAGCGGGGCCGCGTCGACGGGGGATTTGCGCCGGTCGAAGAACCAGGCGTCGCCGATCGTGCGGGCCGGGGTGGATGCTGCGGCCCGGTCGAGGATCACCGCCGGTCGGTGCGCGATGGTGCCGTTGCCGAGGCCGTCGTAGAAGCTGGCTGCCGCCGCGGCGAGGGTGGTGACCGGCGCGCCCCATTCGATGATGTCCACCCCGGCGGCCCGCAGGTCGTCGATCAGGCTGGAGGCGGGGGCACCGGACTTCTGCACGCATATGCCAGCGAACCGTTCTTTCCGCTTCGCGATCCACGGCACCACCCAGTCGGTGCCTTTCGCGCCTTTCGGGGTGGGCAGCACCTCCATGTGCGTTTTGCCGTCGTCCCGCACACCGGCGACCGCGACGTACGACCGGGTCCGGTGGTACGACACGTCGATGCAGGCGTACAGCGGGGCGTCCTCGTCGCGGCGGGATGTGGGGTCGAGGGTGTCGGCCCACGCCTGCGCGGGGATGATGCCCGGCGTCAGTGAATCCACCCACTGGCACTGCTGCGTCGGCAGCAGGTCACGGCCGGCGAGGAACAGGCTGTCGGGACTGTCCACGGTGATGCAGCGCGTCGGCCGGGATGGCACGGGGATGATGGTGCGGATGCTGATGGCGGTACGCTCACCGGCCCGCGAGGGTGATGCGTGGATCAGGGCAGCTTTGCGTGGCAGCCGGAAGGGCTGTATCTGGCTGGCGGTGAAGCAGACCATGTACGCGGCGCCGCTGTGGGAGGGCCGGAGGGTGGCCCGTTGCCCCAGGCTGCGGGCCAGGTACAGTACCGATTCGGCCAGTTGCTTGTTGGTGTTGCAGAACCGCACCCGGTTGGCGTCGCCGATGCTGCCGTCGGTGTCCAGTAAGCCTTGCAGCAGGGCCAGCCGTTGTTCGGTCCCAGCTGTCAGATACCGCTCGGGGACGTGCTTGTTGCGCCAGACACCGACCTCTTTGGCGCGGTAGGTGAATCCATCGCGGGACCAGGGTGAAGCGAGGTTCAGCCGGATGTACCAGGCAGCCGGGCCGTTCGGGGTGATCGACGTGGGAATCCCCAGCGCGGCCCGCATAGCGTCCACATCTCCGGCGGCGCTGGTGATCTCCGGTTTGCTGGCCGTTCCATCCCCGAGCCATGCGCCCAGCACGTACGGGTCGAGCGGTAGTTCCACCGGCTTGGAGATGATTCGTTGCTGGTCCGGTAGCCGATAGGCATATCTTCCCCCGGACCGGTTACGGGTCACACCTTTCTCTAGGAGCTCCTCGGTGCTCAGCGTCTCCCAGCCCCGGTTGCTGCGCCGGTCGTTCACCAACCACCGATGATCGGCGTCGGCCACCACGCTGCGCCCGTCTGTGGTGGTCACCTCGAAGCAGGGTCTGTCGTCGAACACGTCGGTGGCGCGGAGCACCTCGACCGGGTGGCCACCGGGATGGAACACCCGGTCACCCGCCTCGACGGTGCCCACCGTTTTCCAGCCGGCCGTGGTCAGCACGGGTGTATTGACGTCGAGGGCCAAGTATTCGGTGCGGAAACCGGGCATGTCGTCGGCTTCCATGTTCTCGAAATGCGCCCGCAGATCATCGAGGCAGAACTCGTTCAGCAGCCCCAGCGCCGGGTTCGCCATGTACCAGTATTGGTCGTCGCGGGGGTCGACGTCGTCGGGTACCGACCATTCGAAGAACCCGGTCTGGGTGCTGTCGGTGTCGCCGATGGTGATTTTGCGGAGCGCGGCGGTCCGCAGGTCCCGCAGCTTCACACTGGAATGCTCGCCGGCGTTCGACGTGGCGAGTACCTGCGCGCAGATCCGCACGTTCGTGGTCGGGGTGACCGCGTTCCACGCGTCGGGGGTGGTGTGGGTCCGGAGCTCATCGAGCCACGCGAAGTCCACCGACAGCGACCGGCCACCTTTCTTGTTCGCGGTCGCGGCGCGCCAGTTCCGGCGGTACGACAGGATCGCGCGGTGCCGGCCATTGGTGACGCGGTGGTTCAGCAGCTCCGGCGCCAGCAGCGGATGGTCGCGGATTTCGTCGACGATTTCTTTGAGGGTGTTTTCCGCGTAGTCCAGGTTCTGCGCGGCGACGACCGCGAGTTTCGCGGCCGGCCAGGTGGGGCTGGGCCGGCCGTGTTTGTCCATGAACAGCCGCCACAAGCCGAGGCCCATGCCCCATTTGGTGTTATGCGTGGGTATCAGGTCACGTCCGGCGAGGTACAGGCCGTCGGGGCTGTCGACGGTGATGCACCGCATCGGCCGGGTGGGGACTTCGGTGATGTCGCTGATGCTGACCACTGTCCGGTCTCTGCCGGCCGGTGTGATCCGCGCGGTGTGGCGGTGCAGGCGGAAAGGGGTTTCGTTGGGGGTGAAGCAGATCCGGTATGTGTCGCCGTAGTCGTCGCCGTTCATGCTGGCCCGGTGGGTGACTAGGGTGGCGCGGTAGCCCAGTGAACGGCACAGGTAGAGCACCGCGTCGGCGACCTGGCGGTTGGTGTTGCAGAACTCGACCTGACCGGCCCGGGAGATGTGACCGTCGGTGTCCAGCAGGCCGGCGAGCAGCGCGGCGCGTTGCTCGGTTCCCGCGGTCAGGTACTGCTCGGGGACGTGTTTGTTGTTCAGGACGCCCAGCGTGCGGGCGGCGGCGGGGAACGATGTATCCCCGGCGAGTCTGATGGAAAGCCGATAGCAGTTGTCTGTGACGGTGCCGTGCTGTTGCCGGCGGATGCCGCTGACGGTGGTGCCGCCGGCGGCCATCGCGTCGATGATCTCGCCCATATCGTCGCCGTTGAGGGTCAGCTGCGAGTTGGCGGCTGATCCGTCGCCGAGCCAGACGCCCAGCGTGTACGGGTCGATCGGCAGCGCGGTCGGCTTGGAGGTGATCCGCTGCTGTACGGGCAGCCGGAACGCGTAGTCCTTCTTGTCGGTGCGGGTATCTCTCATCAGGCCGCGCGCCATGATCTCGTTGGTGGACAGCACCTCCCAGTGGTCGGTTCTGACCGGCTTCTCGCCTCGGTGTCCTTTCCGGGTGACGTTGCGCCGGTCGCATACATACCAGAGGTGTTCACCACCGGCGACGACGCTGCGCCCGTCGGTGGTGCTGACCCGGTAGGAAGGTTTGCCGTGTTCAGGGTCGTGGGCTTTGACGATCCGGACGGGGTGCCCGTCGGGGTGGTAGACCCAGTCGCCGTCGCGCAGGTCGCCCATGTTCTTAAACCCGTCGGGCGTCAACATGTCGGTGAGCAGGTCCACTAACTTCCCGTTTTGCCGGGCGACGAGGACGATGATGTACCGGAATCGGAAACTTGTTCCGTTCCTGCGTTTTTCGAGGGCGCGGTAGTACAGCCATTTCTGCCAGGGCAGCAGATGCCAGCCGAGGATGCGTTCCAGGAAGTCGACGCACAGCGGGCCCCAGGTGCAGTCGGGTTTGATGCCGTACTCCGCGTTGGGGTCGGCGTGTTCGGGGAGTGGCGGGGTGAACAGCCGCGGTTCGGTCGACCCGATGAACGGGTTGGCCTCCAGAACGGCACTCACCTGGTCATCGTCATGCCAGGTTTACCGTGGTCACGGCAGACACGCCGGTTTGCCGTTAACTAAGTCAAGGAGGCGCGCCGTGGTGCGGAAAGTTTTATACTTCGTCGCCCTCATCCGCGTCGACGGTCAGGTCGTCAACGTCAGGCTCCGGCTCGTCCTCGGCGTCGTCGGCTTCGTCGGCGACGGCTTCGTCCCGCTCATGGGCCAGCTCCGGTTCCAACGCCGGATCAGCTTCCAGCCGCTGCTGCTGGCTGGCCGTCTCCGGTCCTTGTTCCTGTTCCTGAGACATGACCGTCCTTCCATCGGGGTGGACTAACCAGATCATCGCGTGAGCACATCGTAGACCACCAGGGTGTCAGACTGTCCGCGCGCGGACACGCCGTCACTGATCGGCCTCCCGCTGCGATCGGTACGCCGCCAGCTCATCCTCCGGCTCCACCGCCACACCCACGTCGTCGTCCAGTTCGGTGTCACCCATCGGCGGCACCGGACCCGGACCGACCCGGCCGTCCACGAGTTCGTAAATCTTGGCTTGGTCGGCCATCAGCCGGCGGGTGACCTCGATGGCTTTCAGGTCGCCTTCTTCGACGTGGCCGATCGCGGTGCTGATCAGGAACTCCATCCGCGACATGTAGATGGTGAGCGCGTTCGCGTTGCGGACCACATGATCCTGCGACGCCCGTTTCAGTTCGTCTTTGATGATTTGGCTGACCCGCGTTTCGGTGAGGTCCACGTCGGGATGCGCGGCGATCACCTTCTGCTGATACCCGGCGACGAACAGGTCGAGGATGAACGCGTTGCGTTCCTCCCGCTGCTTGGGTGTGAGATGCCGTTGCGCTTTGCGGGGGCTCATGGCGTGTACCTCCCTGCGGTGGCTTTGTTCAGGTCGGGGTCGCCGAGGTTCGGGGTGTCGCCGAGCGGGTCGACGCCGGTGCGGTCTTTGATGATCTCCCGCATCAACCACGGCCGGCCCCGCGCCACCTTGTACCGCCGCAGCAAATCCAGATTGCGGGCGTAGTCGCGGTCCCACCCAGGACTGTCAGCGGTCGCACCGGTATACCCGTTGTGGGTGTTGGTGCAGTGCTCGAACGCGTAGATGGTGCCGGGGAGACGTGTGATCGTGGACAGGGTTTCCGCGACGCAGGTGAACGCGGTGTCTTCGTGGCCCCAACCGCAGTTCCCGGTGAAATAGACTTTCCCGTTGCGCCGCGCGAGCCATGTGTGATTACGCGTGGTGGGGCACCAGATAACACCGTCATGGCGCACCCGGCGATGCTGACCTTTGCTTATCTTGAAACGCCGCTGCTGGCGAATGGAAACGACGGTCATTCCGTAACCGTACTTCGGCATTACCGGGCGCGTGACCGATGAGGTGGCGTACCCGGCCAATATGCACGCGAACTGAAACGCTTCCGCAGCAGCCACACTTTTCTGAGACATCACCTTTTCGTAGGAACGTGTCCTGCTGTGACCGTCGCCTCGCATCGACGTTTCAACGAACAGCATCAGCTGCGCGTGGGTGAGCGAACGCACGAACTGGTACGTCGGCACCTTGTTTGGAGCCAGCGACCGTATCAACTCCCCGGCCTCAGCGTTCAGATTGTAGATCCAGGTTTTCCCGCTGTGATGCAGCGAAGCATTCCATCGTGGAATGTCTTCAGCTGAATTCCCTCCTCGCGGGCGTGATCGTGTTGGTGGGCCGAAAGCCCTAGTCAAAGCACTCTCGATAAGCCGACAGTTGTCCGCGTTGACGTACGCGGATTGGCTGATCGTCGCACCTCGGCTGTCCCGGTTGACATTTCCCTCAGTCCAAAACCACGCGACGACTTCAACAAGCGCGTCGATGTATTTGGACTGTTCAGGGAGGTCAGCGCAGTGCGCGGCGATCGGAACATAATCCTCAGCACGGTAATCATCCGACGTCGTCCAGGTTCGCCGCTCCCGCGGGAATGGTTGCTTACCGACCTGCTTGACCCACCAGCGTCTGATCACGGGCCAGCGATGGTCGAGTGTGGTCAACGATGAGTGCGTCTTACTTTCGATCGCGAGCATGTCGTGGCTGCCAGCGTAAATGTTCATCTTCTGGATCGGCTGCCATTCGCTTAGCCCGGTCTCGTGATTGAGCGTCAGGACGAGATCGCCGACGTGAGCATCCAGATAATTCCTCCATCCGTTGGATGTGAGGATCTGGGTCTGCTCATCGACGCAGAACTCTGGTGGCTGTCCGCCGAGCCGCCAGTATTCCTTGACGGTGGTGATGAGGCAGCCACCGACGCCGTTCGGGCCGGCGCCGCCCCACTCGTACAGGTGCGGCATGGCGTTGAGTTCATCGAACGGGACGTCGATGTATTCGGCGGCGAGGACGCGGTAGCGGGTGAACGGCCAGCACACCCCGGTCGGGTCGGCGACGGCGGCGGTGACGTTCGCCGGCGGGGGGATGGTGTCGGCGTCGGAGATCACGACGATCGGGGTGTCGGCTTGCCGGACGCCGTTGTTGCGGGCCTGCGACAGGCTGAACACCTCGGTGTCGGAGTCGGCGGTGACGATCGGCCAGTGCGGGAAGTGCTGCTGCCAGAACGCCTGCACCCGCGCGAACGGGGCGAGCCGGGACGGGGACGGGCGCCACGGGATGACGACCGTGGCAAGGGGTTCAGCGTTCACGGGGTTCCTTGTCGTGCCGGAGGGCGGCGAAGTCGTCGGCGTTCCAGAATCGGGCCCGGGTCAGTTCGACGGCGTCGGGTGGGCCGCCGGCTTTGGCGTGGAGCAGCCCGATTTCGATGGCGGTCTGTTCGATCAGCGCGTCGATGCGATCGTGGATGTAATACAGCCCGCCTTTTTCGGTGCTCATCGGGTTCTCCCTACGATGGTCCGGCCGCATTGGACGCAGGTGTTGGGGTGTGGGCTCATCGGCAGGAACTCGTGGGCGCAGCGGTCGGCGATGGATTCGGCGCCGGGTGGGCAGCCGGGGCAGGGGCAGGGTGTGCAGCGGAGGTACCGCTGGTCTTTCTCGGACCAGCCGGAGAGGGACCGGACCCGGCATTTGCGGTCCCCGTCGAGGTTGTGTTGGCGGGTGAAGTGCGGGCACAGCGGGCACTTGGGGCTGTCCACAGGCTCATTGTGGGCTTTCGCCGTCGGGTTCGGTAGACGCCACACCGTCGTCGTCGGGCAGGATACCGGCTTGGTAGATGCGGTGGGCGAGGTAGATCAGGCCGCCGTTGAACACCACGGCCAGGAGCAGTCCGAGGAACAGCGCGCCCAGCATGGTTGTCATCAGTACCAGGTTCCTGAGCGTTTCCTGGTAGCGGCGGGGTGAAAGGTTCATTACGCCACCGGCTCGTCGTGGATGTATTTCCAGTCGCCGTCGCCGGCCGGGACGCGCCATACGGAGCGGATGGTGGGGACGTCGACGAGGCGATAGCCGGCGTCGAGCAGGGTGAAGCATTCGATGATGTCGGCGCCCCAGTGTTTGTGTTGGTCGGTGGGGTAGGGGTAGGAGCGGAGCAGGTCGGTGCGGGCGGCGAACACGCCGCCCTGGATGTGGATGTGCGGGAGGTCTTCGGGGAAGCCGTGGTCTTCGGGTGGGCCGGCGTCTTGGAGGCAGCCGGTCATGGCGACCAGGCCGGTGCTGTCGCAGATCATGGGGCGGAGCAGGTCGTAGACCCAGGTGCCGTCGTGGCTGCGGCCGTGTTCGCTGCAGACGTACAGCAGGTAGGGGTGCCGGGCGAGGCTGACGGCGAGGTTGAGGGACGGGCCGTACATGAGGTTGTGGCCGCGGAGCCATTCGTAGTGGCCGTCGTAGTGGGCGACCTGGGCGGCGAGTTGGTGGGAGCGGGTGGTGCTGTTGTCGATGACGATGAGTTGCCAGTCGTAGTCGGCGCTGTGGAGGGCGGGGAGCAGGTCGCGGGTCAGCCGGTGCAGGGCGGCGTCTTCGTTGTTGTAGACGATCATGACGGCGGTGACGGGGATCATGTGTGTTTCCTGAGCCAGGACATGACTCGGGCTTCCTGTGGTGACATCACTCCCATCACTTGGTCGTAGCCAAGGCGGTTGGGGTGGGTGCGGCCCCAGTTCTCGGCCCGGGGTACGGCCCCGCCGGGCGGTGGCTG